TTGGTGTCTTTTTGAACTGCTTGCATTTTTCCAGACTTAGTTATGATTCTATAGTCGCTTTTTGCGTCTGCTGCTTTTAGGAATAGGTCATATCTCTCTTGAAATATGATCTGAGCACCGCTTGGACCATCCTGAGCAACAAATACCGCCTCGTCCGTAACAACAACCCTGGTAGTACTCCGATAAAAGGCATCTTCAGTCGGTGGATTAGATCTTAGGTCATAGACATCTTCAAAAATCCCGGGGGCAACTACTGCTAGGTGCGCTGGAAATATATCAGCAAGCACCTTCATTAGCGGACTCTAAAGATATTTACTCGGTCAGTTATTGAGCTTTTTGGAAGTCTTCTGTCTGCCACAGATTTTGCGCGTATCTTTCCTCCGCTAAAGCCAGGCGGTGGTTTAATTAGTAGCGCGGTTAAAGCGTGGACAAGTGCGTCAATCCGGTCAGGAGATTTTCCTTCGCCTGGAATCCACGAGTACATCTGAGACTCTAGGTCCTGTAGGTATCCAACATGGTGGACGCGCTTTTGCTCGTAGGCAAGAACAATTGGCTCTGCACGAAGCTGTTTACCTTGCTTAGAGTGGACCTCTAGAACTTTAATGCTCGGGTCGATTGAAAGAATAGCGTTTCGAACTAGTGCGCCACCTTGGTTTACTTCGGCTACAACAGGGCACCCCCACTTGCGTGCCATCTCAACAACTTTACGAGCCCAAGTATCTGGAGAGCCGTGAACAGAAGCGTCTTCTAGAACCCATGCTTCGCGCTTGTAGAGATCGTGATCTGCAGTAGACGCTACTACAACAATTCCACATTCGTCGCGAGGGTTTTCAGCAACAGAAGGGTCAACGCCGATAACTCTTAGAGGAGTAGAGAATGGATACATAGCATGTCTAGCTTCTTCAACCATCTCTTCATTCCACATAGAGCCTTCGAGATCCTCGAGCATCTCACCGTAAAGCTCCTGGCGAGCCAAGGCGGTACCTTCGTAAACGCCGGTAATGGTGTCAAGATATGAGTTGGAAAGGTTTCCAGCATTGTCCATGGTAGATCCCTTGGTAATAATTACGTTACCTTTGTCGGTTCTGGACTCTTCGATAAGTTTGTAAAGAAGTGGAACTCGCTTGGGGGTTGTGGTAACAACCATCTGCGGGGTTGCACCAAGACGAGTACCAACTCGAAGGTTATCGAAGGCGGTCATACCTGCGGCATCTGGAGTCTGACGCCAAGCTGCAATTTCATCGCCCCAGGCGTGAGTGAACTGCGGACCACGGAGACCGTCAGGTTCGTCAGCGGTAAAAAGTGTGGCGGTGTTTCCGTTGGGCCAAGTTAGACGACGCTTCGAAGGCTCGTATAGTGGACGCTCGCTTGGAGGGGTGATATTGATGATTCCGGACTCACCTTCAACGATAACGTCACGGACGTCGGCTGCGGTACGGGCAACAAGTGCGAATCGGCGTTGGCCGGTAGTCGTGTATTTGGCCTGTTCGCGGACCCATTCTGCTGCTAGGCGAGTCTTACCAAAACCACGGCCTGCCATAACAAGCCAGATATTCCAATCGGTACCGGGCGGGGCTAGCTGCTCTGGACGCGCCCAAACGGACCAGTCCCAGATCAGAGAGTCTGGATCGATGTCAGCAAGAGCCTCTAGTCGCTCCTCCTCTGGAAGGAGAGCGAGCTGTTCCATAATACTTTTACCCATAAGGTACTAGTGTACAGGATTTATTATGGAGCAGTTTGCGCTATATATGTTCCGTTAATGTACATCTTGCTAGCAGTGGTAAAGGTAATCGGATTGCCTTGAGACAGTATGCTCTCAATTAATGGTTTTGGAGTAGCTGTTGTCTCTTTTAGCCAGTGTAAGTCTAGAACTAAAGAGTTTGGCGGATGATCAGCAACCATCTGAATGTGGCCATTCAGTTCATCTGCTGGCTCGGAAGGATCAACCCAAGCCCAGGCAGAGAAGTGGTTTGCTGCTGATGGGATCGCAAGGAAGGGTAGCTCTACTTTAAACTGTCCAGTACCAAAGTTGGTAACTGTACTCATGCTAACAGCAATGTTGAAGGTGACTATCTGACCAAACTTTACATAGTAGGACTCGTAAGTCGGGTATGTTGCTCCAGTACCAGTAAAGGTTAGGCCAGTAGCTGAAAACACCGGGGACCAGCGGGTAGCAGCTGGCTCGGTAGCAGCAACAATGTCTCCAATAGTTGCAATTTGATTATTTACAGTACTTGCATCTCCCAGATATGCTGAATTTTCAGGTCCTGGACTAAGAATGACATTATTATCTGATGACCCAAGCCAAAGATCACCTTCACCATTAAGAAGACCTGAAACAAACAGACCACCCATTGCAGGTCCAGAAAGATATCCAGCTGAGTCAAAACGATATATGTATGTATTTGAATCAACTGAGGTAGTTCTAATGTCTACATAGTCTCCAGTATCAGAGACAAGAACGTTAGTGTTCTCCCCACCAAGAATTAAATCCGCAGTAGAAGCGTCTTGGGTGCCACCTGCACGAATGTGGATGTGGTTAGGAGCAGTAGGATCAATGATTAGATACTGGTCTGACGTAAGATCTCCGTCTGGAACAAGTTGCATAGTTCCGTAGCCGCCACCATCGCCAGAGGCAGTGCCAGCACCGATAATTTGAATACCGTCAAAAGTGATGTCACCAGTGTTAGCGCTTCCTGTTGCACCAGTAGGACCAGTGGCACCCGTAGGTCCAGTGGCTCCTGTGGGACCAGTTGCCCCTGTTGGACCTGGAACAGTTGAATCTGCACCTGTTGCTCCGGTTGCTCCGGTTGCTCCGGTTGCTCCGGTTGCACCAGTTGCTCCTGTAGGGCCTGCAACGGTAGAGGATGCCCCTGTGGCACCCGTTGGTCCTGTTAAACCTGTTGCCCCTGTTGCTCCGGTATGGCCTGTTGCCCCTGTGGGGCCTGTTGGACCTACAACCCCAGATCCGCCCTCGCCGACTTCGCCAATAGTGGCGTAGCGGTTTGGCTCTTCGATGGAGTCCTTGTACATGGCCCCGCGGACTTTGACAACGATGTCTTCATCAGGGGAAACAATCTTGTCTGCAACAATTTTATATTCTGAGCTTGAGTTGGATGCCATTAGCTGTGAGCTTTCTTCGGTAGAGAGTCGATTCCCCGATACTTGAAGTTTACCACACAGCGCACCCGGTTAAAGAGTTGCGGGCCCTACCAAAAAAGTAGGACCCGCAAATCTAGATACGTTTTCCGACCTCCTATTGGATTGTCTTCGGTTTATCTAGCTAGGGCTTTCGCCACTTATATTATAACTCTGCTACTTCAACCTATTTTCTTTTAGGATCGGAGTGTAAACTTTCGAAGTTGCAGTTACTGGTTTTTTGTAACCGTAACGTACAAGACGAAAACGTAGTGCACCGTGTGTTACGCCAAGACGCTTTGCTAGTCGATAAAGAGTTACACCCTCAACGGTGTGAGCGTAGTTAAGAAGCTTGGTGTACTCCTCGGCTTCTTCGCGATAAGCCTTTCCATTTGATCTAACTAGCTGAGCGTAAGGCTGTAGATCAAGCAAGCGCTTTAGTGTTTCAGGGGCTGGCTCAATGTAAACCGGCTTAGAGCGTTCAGGCTTTAGCGGTGGCTCCGGAATGTCAAACGGAAGTCTTACATTTTTCTGCGTAGGCTCCGAGCTGTATATCTGGCGGACGCGCTCTCGTGTAATGTCACACGCAGCAGCAACAGCTTCGTATGTCCAGTGATTGTCGCAAAGGGTGCGGATCAACTGGTCTCGAAGCTCCGGAGCAGGGCTGGTCTTAAAAAACTCTGCAATGTGAGTTGGAACCTGCTGGTTCTTTTTTATGTATTTTGTATTCGTCATTATGGTGGTTACTCTATCCTCTTAGTTTTCCTTTTGCAACTTCGATTGGTACGTTACTAATTGTTACCGTATAGCTTCGCTCTTCTTCTGAGCGTGGGATGCCGGTTACCCTGACATCAGTTACGTTGATCATAGACTCAATGATGTGAACCATCTTCTCTATTTCGGACGTAGGGGCAGTAGGCGGGCACAGTAGCTCTACTTCGCAGTCGAGCATGTCGAATACCCCGCTTAAAGGGAGGACGTCTCTTAATTCGTCCGACCCATCAACCGTGAGTATTTTTTTCGTTGAGTACATCATTTAGTTTTCCTATTTTCAAAATCTTTTTCGGTTGGAAAATCGTCGTGCACGTCTCCCATGGTGGCCGCGCCCAAAAAAATCACAACTCCTAGAAAAACCCAGAAAATAAATCCGAGAACTAAAAGCACCGCTACAACGATTGTCATTACAGTAAGGGCGTCCATTATTTTTAGTCTCTTTCGGACAGCTTAGCTAGGGCGATTGCAGCTAGTGCAATCGTTGGACCTGTAAGCGGTGGGTTAGTTACGTAGGTAAAAATAACCGCCACTAGTGATGCAAGCAAAGCAAGCACCGCAAGCCAGTTAATTTCTCTTAGCGCTAGTAGTAAACGCATTTAGTATTCATCCTTTTTGTCTGAAGGCGGAAAGACAACACCTAGAAGTGGAGCCGGATCTTGTTTTAAAAAACGCGCCCGCTTCCATCTTCTGTAAAGTCTTTTCGCTACTGGGTAGTAGAGTATCGCGACTACTGCTAGTAGGACTAGCCAAGCAAAATTGTTATCTAAGTTCATGGCTATATCCTATCACAGTCTGGTTGTATGCGCAAGTAGAGCTACTTTGCAACTTTCTGCTTAAACGCGCGAGGCTTAAACTTACCTTTGAGAATGTCTGGCTTCTCACCGTACTTGACCCACTCGTAGATGAAGATACATGCGGCAATCAAAAATCCTAGCGACTCTGACTGAATGACGTAGTAGGGGGTTGGATCAATTAGGTAAGTTTCCCACGGAAATGTGTAGGCAACAACTGGGAACGCAATAACGTTTCCAAAAACAACTGCGATAACAATGCTTTTGTATATGTTCTTCATTTTGTCTCTTTTCTCTATTTGGGTGATGCTTGACTAAACACTAATGTATATGGTTTTGTTTGTCAAGTCAAATTTAAAGAGAAAAACCCCTCCCGAAGGAGGGGCCTCTCGTTCTAACTAGTTGTTGGTTTCAATGATGCGGGTGTAGGTAACTTCGCTGTTTCCATTGTCCTTTTGCCATCCACTGATAGAGCGTATTTCAGTCCTATCGCCCGGCTTGCCGCCAGAGTGAAGCATCTCATCAGGACCTATATAGATCCCGATGTGGTAGGCGCTTGAGTAGTTTTTGTAATTGAAGGATACTAGGTCTCCAATTTTAGGTTCGGCTACAATCTCGCCCCAGTATCTTTGCCATGTGGCACTGTGATACAGGTCTATCCCAAGCTGGGCGTAGGTCCATTTTACAAGACCCGAGCAGTCCCAGGCGCGGGGGCTTGACCCCTGAAAAACCCAAGGGGTGATGCCAATTTGTTTTTTAACCAAGACAAGAGCCTCGTTTAGGGCTTTGGTGTCAGAGGCGATTTTTTCTAGCCGAGCAATTTCTGCCTCTAGTTCTGCTTGCACTTTTTCAGCATCAGACATGAGAGCTTCTTTTGCAGCTTTTTCCTGGGCCATCCAGTCATACGACCCGACGATGGGTGCGCTTGACTTTAGGACAGGGCCCGCAGCAATCACGGGAGATATAGCAGGGCCGGAAACAATTTCTACCTTTTGTACAGGAGAGTCAATTATTTCAGCCGGTTTTGTTACTTGTGTTACTACTGTTTGTTCTGACGCAGCGGTGCTGGACTCTAACATCTGTCCGAACGCTGCGGTGGAGCCAGTCATTACTAGTGCTATCGCACTGATTGAAATGAACCTCTTATGCATTTAGCGACCTACCTTTCAGAAGTGAATACCTTAGTACTCGGTCGTTTAGTGTTCTATTTGGTTTTCTTTCCATATTAAATTGTGGGTTGCACTCTAACACAAAATGTCCAGAGATGCCAAAAAGCACATCCTTCCTTTTATTGAAAGAACGTGCTCTCCGGTTAATATTTTACCACAGCGAAAATCCTACTGTGTCGGATTTAGGGTGTCAAATCGAGATTAAAGCTTGATTCTCTTGTACATAGCGCGGTATGTTACCCCTGCTGCCTCGGCTAATTCCCTTATTCCTACGCCATTTTCGTGTAATTTAGTGCAAATATCGGTCAATCTGCGGTTAGCTACAGCCGCGGAGCTGGTTTGGGTCATTTTTGCCCTATAGGAGCGCGCTAGAGGGGCCAAGGAGCGGATTTCGTCAAAGGTGTCCTCCTGGATACCCGGAGACGTTGGACGGCGTTTCTGGTATCCCTCAGGGGTAGTTTTGTGTTTTGGTGAAGGAACAATGGGGGCGTCTACTACTTCCGGGCTCTCAACCTCAGCGGCCTTGACAACCCAGCTCCTGACGGTGGATTTTGGGCGCCTTGGGTCTAGGCAGTCCCCGATAGCCTGTAGGGCCCAGCCTGCTTTATATAGTGCGCTAACTCTCGGAATAAGGGCGTTTATTTCGAGGGAGTTTAAGTACTCAACCTCAGCTGGCGGGATGGGTTGACTTCTGGCAGTTCTTCGGGTCATAAGGTACAGTTTAGCAAGTTTTGTACAGGGCGATAAGGACTCTACTTTATTTAAGTTTTAGTACCTTTAAGATTTATTTTTTTAAATCCGGGGGCGGCTATGTACTGAAAGCTAAGAGTTAGTACCTTAGCATTAACTGCTTTTGGCGGGTGAGAAGGCAGCGGTTACATTTTGACTTTTCGTAAAATCGTTTCCTAAAGATAGGGGGGGTCTTCGAATTTTTATAAAAGAAAAAGTTTTTTATAGAAATCAAGACAAAAAATAAAAACACTAAGGACAAAAAGTTTTTTAGTTAGTTTAGTTTGAGTAAGTAGGTCTAAGACTTGATCTAAAGTCTTTGAGAGTGTGAGCTAGATCTAAGGCTTGACTAATCTCTGATCTAGATCTAAAGTCTTGCGAACTTGTCATCTAGACAAAGCCAGGTCTAGCTAAGAAAAGACACTAAGGGGTCTTAGGGGTCTTGTCTTAGTTGTGTGTAATTTTTGACACTAAGGGGGGTCTTATCTTGGTTAGTGATCTAATTATTTTCTAGGCTAGATCTAGAGTTCCGGTCGAGCTAGATCAGACAAGAATCTTTAGTTAGATCTTGTTTAGATTAGTTGTTAGATCTTGGATCAAGCTAGATCTGATCTAACCGCAGGGGGTAGATCTGATCTAACCGCATACCGCAGATAGATCTGATCAAAATACAAACTAGATCTGATCCGGCATAAAGACTAGATCGGCATACCGCATAACCGTAGATCTAATCTAATCCGCTGTAGAGATCTGATCCACCATAAAGATCTGATCCACCACATTAGCCGGCATAGATCCACAGAGATCTCGCGAGCGCAACCGCAATAAGAAACCCCCCGCCATAACGGCAGGGGGTTCGCTTATTGTTGTTGTTTATTTGTTGAGAAAGGCGGTGTTGAGTAGAACATTACCCTTGACACTCTTAGCGTCAATGACAACGCCACCCAACCCGTTTCTTGTAATCTCCCAAATAGTCGCGGGCGCTGTCGCCTTTGGGTTCTTTGATAGATACAAGGCTATAGCTCCAGCAACATGAGGCGCAGACATAGATGTCCCGCTTCTTGTTGAGGGCAAACCGTTTACACCTTCGGTTGTAATCAAACCGCCAGGGGCATACATAGACACGCACTCACCAAAGTTAGAGTTATTAGTTCTTTGGTCGTTCATGTTAGTAGAACCAACTGTCAAAGCTAGGCTAGCTCCCGCGGGACTTATTTGACACGCGTCAGCGTTTTGATTACCAGCGGAAACTACTGAAACCAAACCAAGTTTGTAGAGTCTTGTAATCGCGTCATCAACCGTCTTAGACTTTGATACCGCAATACTCATGTTCACAACACCAGGGACACCGCGCGGGTGATTCTTAGCTATCCAATCGATACCCTTTAGAACCGCGTCAGGTGATACTCCACCCTTACAATCAGCAACGCGAACTGGCACAATGGTTGCGCTCTTAGCTACTCCATAAGTAGCGCTCGCAACAATTCCAGCTACCGCTGTCCCGTGTCCATTACAATCACGGTTAGCTTGGTGTGGCGTTCTGATTCCAGCGAGCGCGTCAAACCCTGTAAGAACTCTCCCGCCAAAACCAGGTAGCGTTCCAAGAACTCCAGTATCCATAACATAGACACGCACTCCAGCGCCAGCGCTGTCGGGGTAGCTATAACTTCTATCTAGTGTTGCTGTTGCTTGGTCTAATCTATCCAAACCCCAAGAACTAACTTCGGTCTGAACTCCAGCGCTAGCGGGTGTTGCCCCAATGGCAAGCACAATGACCGCGAGCGCGATACTAATTTTATTCTTCACTTTATCTCTCCAATCTAAAGCCCAACAATAGGCAAGGTAAAACTAACATGAATCAGCAAACAAGTCAACTAACCCCGGATCTGAATTAGCCACACTAATCACCACACAAGAAAACCCCCGTAGAGGTAAAATACGGGGGTTTTGTTGATAGTTGGGGGAACTATCTATCTCTTGGGGGGCAAGTATGTCGAGCGAGTATGTTTTGGTCGGTAGTTGTCCCGTCTTACAATCAGTAAGCCGTAAATCATAAGAGCAAAGCCACCAAGAATAAGAGCAATGCCAGACGCTAAGAAAAGTAAATCTCCCATTAGGAAATCACCTCGTAGCTAGCGATTCTACTTTCCGCAACTAGGCGGTCATAGTAATCGGTTATGTCGGTAGAGTGAGCTGAATAGCCATAAGGCGTTTTCGAGCCGTCTAGGTTGAGTACAATAATGGTCATTAGTTTTCCTCTCCAATAATCTTGTAAGCAAGTCTATCCAGTTGCGTAGCAAAAGCAAAAGCAACCGCACAAACAAAACCAATCAAAAGTCCATTAGCCCAAACTTCATCAAGCGTAATTGACATACCAGCACCAAGCAAGCCCAGCACTACATAACCAGCAACATACAAACCAGCAACTACTGGCACAAGTAGCAAACCTGCTACTGCTCTACGGATTACAAACTTCATTTCTTACCCCTTATCTTTGGGGAACTTCCCCAACAAGTCAAAAGTAGCACTAGCCCAAACTAAAGTCAAGCACATTTTGAAAAAAGTTTTTCGGGCGTGTCGCGCCAGCGGATCCGCCAGGGTCAAAATAAAAACCCCCGCCAGAATCAGCGGGGGCTTCAAGAAGATTCAGCTAGAAAAGGTCTTCTTCTTCTTCATCTTCTTCGTAATCTTCGATTTCTTGGATTTCTATTGAATCCACATTATCGTAAGTAATTTCCTTGTCCATTGTGTCGCCCCAACTTGTCCAAGCAAGCTTCTCGGCAGCTTCGGGAGATTCAGCTTCCAATTCCCCTGAAAACTCAACCAACATCTTCACTTCATACTTTGGCATTTTTGCCCCTTTCTTGCGGAACCTCCGCAGCTCAATTCTTCCACCAACCGCCGACAATTATCAAGAACATTCCTCAGCGTGTCGGAATTATTTTTATTTTGTTTCCCACTTCACATACAAAACGGCTATTGACGGCTTCTCGTATTTAGTCGTGTCTTGTGTGTATTTTATCCCCAGGGGCTTCAGGTATCTTGGGGCAAGCGAAACAGTATGCCCACCCGATAGCTTTAACCACTCATTCGGTCGAGATTGAACTAAGGCAAGAATCTGATTCGCCCAATCTTTCCTATCTACCCAAGCTTCCTTCTTGGTTATCTGTATCAGTTCTTCTGTTGATACTGGCAAGATAGCAATAGGTTGCTTCCTATAAGAAACCCTGTGCCCTCTAGGCATACTCTTCTTCTAGGTCAAGGTCGGAGTCGTCAATTACTCCATTGAGAGCTGGCACCCAATACTCGGGAAACTTCCACGGCTTCTCTAACCAATAGCCGTCATTGTTTACTTTTAGGTCTGCTAGGCGCTTGGTGATACCGCTAGCTACCTCTAGTGCCTCTCGAACGCTTAGGGCTTCCAAAAGCTCTAGGTAATTCTCTTGTGTTGCCTTTACTTCTTCGGTCATGCTACTCCTTGTTTGGGTTAGCGAAATTGCTAACAAAAACATACTCGCACACCCTACTGACAACTTGGGGGGTTCTTTGATAACAAATTGATAACAAAAAATCTCCACAGGATCCTCGCAGGTGCAGCCCACACTGTAGTGCCACAGAAATTATCCAACAAAAAACACCCCACCCGAAGGTGAGGTGTCTTTTGACTTTTGCTATCTCGGAAGGTTGAGAGTTAGAACTTCCCCGAACTTCACTAAAGCGTCATACGCTTCAGGGAACTTAGTTTCGAAATCGTCCCAACTGTTGATAGACCTACGCTCGCTAAGTGTGACTTCAGCGATAAGGTCACCATTACCGTTTAGTATTTGAGTTGGTTGCTTAGCAACCGTATCCAAAACCAAACTTCTAATCTCGCTCTCACGCTCGGAGAGTTCTGCCTTCCTCGCTCTAACTTCAGCAAGTTCAGCAATAGTTTCCTCGAGTGATACCGCAACTAATACATTAGACATTTCTGCCCCCTTCTGACCCAAAGGTCTTGTAGCCCTCGGTCACCTTGACTTCCTGACTACCCTAGTAGTCTAATCTCTACCCCCGACAAAAGTGAACTTATTTTGATAACAAGTTGGTAACAAAAATTTGCCACTTGATCGATCCAGGATCCAGGCAAAAGTTAAACCCCCTAATCTGACTCTCAGGTCGAGATTATTAGGGGGCTTAGGCTTTTTAGTTTAGCTCACATAACCGAACTGCTTCATAGACTCTCGCATAGACTCGGAGATTCTTTGTAGCTTGTCTAGGTCGGTGTTGCTAAGTCCTAGTGTTGCTCCCTCTTCATCAAACCCACCAGTGAAAACTACAGTTCCGTGTATCGGATAAGTTCCACCAACAGACTCGAAGAACGCTGTTGCCATAGGGTTAGGGTCTAGCTCTGCTTTGAACAGAAACTCCTCATTGACCCACATTGTGATTACATCGTTGATAGCTATTGCTTCTATCAAACCGTCTACAGAACTCTGTAGCTTCTCTAGCGAACCCTCGGTAATGTCATACTCCCGAACTTCACCCTTTGAACTTACTTCTAATGCCTTGTTCATTTGTTGCCCCTTATCTATCTGGCATTTCCAGATACTAAAACAGTAGCATAGAACTACTAAAAACTCCAGCGTGTCAACTAATTATTTTGGATCCTTAGCTTCCAATAACGCCAGCTTGACTTGACTACAAAATACTCCCTAAGGCTTAGAAATACCCCAACAAGGGTAGTCAAACCATAGGCGGCAATAATCTCCACTACGGTATGGTTGCCTTTGATAAAACCCATAACCAAAAGAAAACCACCGCATACAGCGAAACCTGAAAACAGGGTTGCTAGGTGTTGGTAGTGAAACCTATACTTCTGAAACTTAGCCCACTCACGCTTCCCAGCTCGTTGACGCTTTTGGTATGGTGTTAGTCGCTTCACGCTCTTACCCCTATCGAAAATACTTCCACTAGCTTTGTGTCTAGTCGCTCTAAGTTTAGTTTAGCTTTGTATGAATCTCCATACAAGTATCTAAGCGACAAGTTTCTAATTTCTTGGTTAGTTGAAATCTCACGCCAAATCGCTGACTTACTGCTGTCGCTGTATTCTTGTTCGCCCCCTGCTAGTGCCATAACTCGCTCATACGCATAACTCATTGACATTGGAACATTTGACATTTTTACCCCTAACTGTAAGCAACTTGCTTACAAGACCAATCTAGCAAAACCTACCGACATTTTCCAGCATTTGTTTTAGGCGTGTCGCGCTCGCGGGGCCGGCGATTGTCGATCTTTGGGGATTAGACCACTGGCCTCGAATTTTCTAAGGTGATAGTTAGTAGTGTTTGTAGCCTTACCAATCTGATTCTTTACCACCAGGCGCGGGCTACCCTGGCAAGCATACTCTGCCCAGTAAAGCTGTGCCAGGGATACTTTGTTAGTGTCCCCACTAGCTATTAAGTTATGTAGCCAGGGGTTGTACTCATAGACCAGGCTTCTAAGAATCTCGGGAATCTTTAGTTTAGTTAGCGCGGCAGTAGTAATTCCAGACGCTCCCGAAACTTCCATTGACTCTACCCTTAAGCGCTCGCCAGTAAAGCTAATCTGATATCTAACTTCTAAGTCAAGCTCTTTGTATGTAACCACTTTAGTTATTAACTCGGGAAGACTAAGCCTTCTAGATCTACTGTCGGCCGGCCCAAACTCAATCATCTCGCGGCCTCTTCTTGTTTAGAATCTCTAGAGCTTCCGCATAGAGCTCCAGCTCGGGGTCGTTCACCCATTCATTTAATTCGGTGTCCCAAACTTGCTCACTCTTGCTAAACCTAGCTGTAAAAGTGTCATCATCTATAAACGGCTCTTTGGAGTCTAAGTCCACACCAACTACAAAATAGACTTGCTTACTCAACAGTTTCACCCCTCTCTACTCGTGCCTTGTGTTTGGCAATTTGCTTTTGTATCTGTGTTACTCGCTTCTCTAGATTAGCAATTGTAATCCTAACGTTTGCGTCATAGACTTCGGCGTATTTTGAATTAGTTTTGCTTACTCTACCAGTCTTAGCTCTCCAAGCGCCCTGCCTAATTGAATTACAGTCTTTACAGTATCGAACTCCACTTGGTGTTGTAGTGTAAAGATTAATTCTTGAATGACCTTTACGGCAAGTTTCTATTTTGCTCATTTACCACACCGCTCAATCGCATTTAGCTCTCGCTGAAACCAATCATCAAAACTTTCTTGACACTCACCGCATAAAGGGTGAACTACCCTGTCGCTCAAAACTTCTATCTCTTTGTCGCATTTATAGCAAGTTGTCTTTAGCATTTACTTACCCCTTTCATTAGGTAATAGAACCCTACTAGTAGCTACTGACATTTGTCAAGTATCCACACCGGAATCTTATGGATCCAAAAAAAGTTTTGGCGGTAGTGAATTGGGGGAATCCACTACCGCCTTGGATTAGGTAAAAGGGGGATAATACCTAATCCGCTTCCAGCCTGAGGAGCAAGCTCAACTCAAGCTGAAACCTAGAATCCAACTACCGCGGGGTATCGGACAAACTCAGTATACACCTTGTCGCAATAAGAATACGCTCCACTATCGGCGTGAACATAGACATTTGGCACATCTGCCATTTCGCCACCTGCTAGCTGTCCAACTTCAATACCGAAAGACAACTCACCATCGTAGTTGCCTAGAGTCGCGAACTCATAAAAAATCTGAGCCACAAGATAGCTAGGGTCGCCAATCCTAGTTGTCCTAGCTAAAACATTTTTTACGGCAGTAAGGTTATCATCGCCTGACCAGTGTCCATAAAGAATAATTGGTAAGTCTAGATTCTTGCTGTCAATCTGAATGTAAGCCCTGTTTCCCATTTTAGTAATCCCCTTCGTTTGTAATCCAAGTATCTAAGTGATGTGCTTCCACAATAGCTGAGGCCGGAGCAAAAGTCAAGCCTCGGTAAAGAACTCCCTCGGGCATTGCAATTTCCCTGTTCCAATCTTCTTCGTTGCAAGCTTCAATAGCTTCCATACAAGGCTTGACCATGGACTTCGGGACCGGAGGATAGTGATTACCCTTTAGGTGCCACTCTATCTGTTGCTCTAGAGGTATTTCTGATTCTGCTATGCCTTCGGCATACATTCTTCCCATTTGATTCTCCCTTTCGTTTAGTTTTGTGTTGCATTTGAACTGTACCACATTCGTTGCTGTTAGCTCACGTGTGTCTTAAACTTTTTTTCCTTTGAGTAGATCCACTCCAAGACCTTTGTTGACAACTTTGCCACAGATCGCGCAAGCTCCCCATTGGAATTGATGAATGTGTTTCTTTGCCATTTTCTGATCCCTTTCCCTTTGTCTAAAGAATACGCCACTGGCCGGCAGTTGTCAAGCGCGCGGCGCTAGTAGTTTTCGTTTACCCAATCAATAAGACCTTCTAAAGTCTCAACGCTTCTTAGCGCGACAAGAAAGTTTTCATCCTCAAGCAACAGATAAGCCGAAACTGTTGTTTCTGCTTCCACGGTAGCCATTACTGTATTCAAGCCACGCTCTGAGACTAAGTCAACAAGCCAGCTCATTAGACTGTCTCCATTTCTTCTAGCCAGCCTGTAAACTCTCTAGACATTTCATCCGCGAAACTGGTGTACTCTAATGCTTCACTTAGTTTCGCAAACTTTTTGGTTGTGTAGTCTGTGTGTTCCGGTAGCAAGTACTGAAATACCACGGGGGTATTAGGGTCCACTGTCTGTAGACTCTTGATCAAATCTCCAACTGTTGTAGCCATTTCATTTCCCTTTCTGTTGTGTTTCTAATTGTCCACTACTTGACACTTGGTGTCAAGGCTGAATCCATTACTGCTTTTAGTGTTTCGTATCTGGCGATGTTTTCGCCTATCCACACTTCCGCAACCATGCGGCTGTTTTTGTATCCTGTTCCAACTACACGGCGGGGCGTAATTGTTCCATTAGCCAAATCGGCTCTCATCTTTTTGTAGCCCTCCACTTGACTCTCAATGTATTCGCGTGAGTAAGTTGTTCCATAAACATTTATCTCGTTCATTAGTTTCCCTTTTCTTTTAGTAGTAATTGCCCTTTACCTAATCCTAGCCCAACGCCATTCGCTAGCCAGTCTGTTTGGCACATAAAGGCCCACGGGCCTAGTTTAGTTGCACCATCGTATCTAGCGCTACCCCCGCAGAAATCGCATTTCGGTAGCTCTGAAACTGTTGCCACTCTTGAGTCTTTTTCCATTTGTTTCCCCTTTGTCTAGTTTTTAGTTTGGTATTAGGAGAAGGCATTTCATCTACTTCTAGAATTACCTATCTTTGTACTTTGTAGAATCCTAATTCCATAATTCACTTTACCCTATACCGCCGACAAAAGTGAGGACATTTTAATAACAAATCCATAACAAAATTTGGATCACCGGAGCGCCGGATCCGGCAAAAAAATAACCCCCCTTTCGGGGGGCTATCCATAAAGCTTAGAGCTTAGCTAAAATTTCTTCCAGCTGTTTTATTTGCTCTGGTGTTAGAGCCTCAATAGCCTCTGTGTTGATTAGGCTACCATTTGTCCATTCTTCCATCTCACACCTCCCCTTCTTGATTAGATACTACCAGTTTATCTTGGTGAATCCAAATCACGTTGTTATCAGTTGTCCTGACGTAAACGTATCCTTCTTCAACATCGAAGTTTGCCACACGTCCAACTATGCTCTTGTGTTCTGCCACAAAAACTTTAGTTCCGATCTTTAGCATTATTCCCCTTTTGCCAACCACCCTGGTTGGACTTGTTTTTAGTTTAGCGGCAGCCACCGACAAACACGCGCTAATCGCGATAACAAATTAGTAACAAAATTTTAGATCCACCGGAGCCGGTAACCGCCGGTAAAAGTTTAGTGAGCAGTTTTACAACTTGCTCAGGTTGCTTCGGGCGTTGAACCTGCTAAGCAGGGGTCTTTCCCTAAGTCTATGAGCAGTTTTACAACTTACTCAGGTTGTTTTGTTAGGGGGGCTAACAAATCTCGAATCCACCACAGCTCTCTAGGAAGTCGGCAAACTCTTCTAGGTCCTCTAAGTCTACTGAGTAGTGAGTGTCCCAAGCAACTTTAGTTCCCTCGCCGTGACAACCATTACAGTAGCCCTTGGCTCGCCCAATAATGCTCGCCATCTCTGGCGACAGTTCTCGCTCTGGCATACCATTACTGACACCAACCTCATCAGTTCTGATTCCAGTTCCATCACACAAATCGCAATGCTCTAAAGGCAGACTCGCAAGATACTTGTTTCTAGAATCTATGTAAGCTTGTGCCTTACCACTAGCCAAGTCTTCCCTGAGTAGTTTTGAGAGCAATTTGCTTTTTGTTTCGTTGAGTCCATCGCCATCGTTCGACTGAGCGTATTCCACAAGAGCAGCAATCTCTGAGTGATTGTCCTCGACATACTGCCATAGAGGTCGCCAGCCCCAAACATTTCTACGAAAATACTCGCCAACCTCGTTGGTTGGTTTCTTGCCATAAACATCCATACCCATTTTTATTTCTCCCTTTCTCTTGGGTATCTAAATCGTAGCATAGTCCTAAGACATTTTGCGTTAGATTCGGAAAATTATTTCACTAGATCTGAATATTGATCGATCCACTCAAAACTTCTAGGCGCGAACAAAACTTCTGGCGTTGACTCTCGATACATTTTTAGTCCAGTTTCCAGGATTAATTCGTGTGGACTTTTACCAAGTCCTATAGCGATAGCTTCGATTATTTTTGAAGAAGGCTCTTTAACGCCGCGTTCGGTATCGCATAAGTGTCCTAGTGATAGCGACCCTTTACCCGAAACCTCTCTTAGCGTTCTTCCCTGCGATATTCGTTCCTCGCGGATCACCTCGCCAAGTGCTTCATTGAATTTCATAATTCCCTTTCCGTTAGGTGTGTTCAGTCTATAGCGTGCCCGTTGCTTTTCGCAACTACCACACCTTGCCAACCTGGTAAGTTTCATCACAGTTTAGGCACTTGACATCCGCATAGACAGGCCGTTCTGGCGAGCGCCGTAGCTGGTCAAACACCTCCGTAGTCGTCATGCTCCACTCGTGAGATGGCTCCGGTTCGTATTCAGGCAAGCCGTCTACCCAATCCTTGAGCCGTTGTGTCGGGAGGCCGTTATACCAATCCTCGCCACCCTCCCAGGAATCGTAGTCTTGCCAGCCCTCTATCGCTTCCGCCCGTAGGTCTAGTTCAGTAGGCTCCGTGCCGTCCGCCATTTCTGGTTTCTCTTTCGGCACATGCCACTTCGGATTCTCGAGCAAGTAAGCAACCTCGCCGAAATGGTCCATGTTCATTGGAATCACCAGCGTTATAAACTTGTCGCCGTTTGTCTCGGCCGGCTCCTGGTTCTCCGGGTTGTCCAGATACTTCATCTCGTAAGCCGATAGGCGAACCATGCCGTCCACCACATAGACATTGAACTCGTATTCTTTTGACTTCACTTTGACCACTCATCTTTCTTGACTGACAAGCCGTGTGTGTCAATGTATTCATTGACAGCTTCGCCTGTTTGTAGTTTTAGAACTGTAAGACGCTCTGTGAGTTCTGGAAACTCTAGGTTTACTGACAGTCCCTCGATAAACTCGACCAGCTTGTAGAGAGCTGGGTCAGCGTAGCCTTGTTCGACATACATCTCGACAGTCGCCCCAATCGCACCCATAGTCATAATTGCTACATCTTTTGCGTCTAGGTTTTCTATGTCCATTTTGTTGCCCCTTTTCTTTCTTGTATCCAATTTGGATACTCCAACTTTAGCAGGTATGACTGACAAGTCAAGGCGTGTCGCAAGAATTTTTTTGATCCATAAAAGTAAAGACCTCCCGCCAGGGGAGGCCTTTATTTTTGCTGCTGTAGTTTGTGCTGCCTGGACTAGCCTTTCGCGCAAGGGTAGACCCTTACGTGGTCAGCCCAGACCCAAGGCTCTTCGTACCCATTCTCGACACTGAGGTCCTCATTGAAATTCTTTTCAGCAATCTCCAGGTTTTCTTCTTCCCAGGAATGGTTTATCTTGTGATCCTTTTTAGCTAAATCGCGGCAGTCAACCTTGTGGCACTCGTACCCATTCTGCGCGTGTTCGATGATTATTACTGACATGTGTCCTCCCTTTCTTTAGACGATCTCAGTTTACCCCGGCTGCACCGGCGAGTCAACAACCTGGCAACAATATTTTAAATTCGCCCGGCAACTTCTCACGATCCTCGATCGTCCTGGGGTATGCGAAACCCCGCTGGCAACTAAAGGGGGGAAAGAACCAGCGGGGCTTCTAGTGTCTTGCTCTTGGGGAACTAGTATCGGGTGAAAGGGGGTAACTCCCGACTTTCGCTCAACCCTCGAGCAAGCACTCCGTTAGGTAATCAGGCTTGACTACCAACTCTATTGAGAGCGTCCGTTGCGGATTTACCAACACTCATAGCAATCTCGTCCGTGTTCATCTCGGTCAGGTGAACTCCCCACGCCGCTTGCCCGATAATGTTTCTCGCACCATAATCCATACAACCTCTCGGTGTAATCCACAAGACAGCCACGCCGTTTCGCTTACACTCCGTAAGTGCGTCTATCGCACTTTGAGATTGGGAGAGCGTGTAGTTTCCGTCCGATACGATTACCAACATACGCACTCCGTCATTGGAAGTCAGTCGCACTTCTCCGTCTAGTGCTTGCCACGCTTCGTCAAACTTCTCCGTGCCGTCAGGTGCGGAATAGACAGATACATCAGCGAGCCGTTGTCCAACTCGAAGTGTTGGGAATACGCCCGAGCCGTAATACACCATAGCCGTCTTAGCTTGGATTCGGTGTCCTGCTTCACCCATTACCCACGCCGTAGTTGCCATAGCTTCCATAGCGGAACTCATAGAACCAGAAATGTCCACCATAACTCCGAGCCTTAGTGTTGGGTCGTCCGTGTGTTTGCGAACTTTCTTTCTCCACGCTGGCTGGTTGGATTGGATACCCATAGACTTTAGAGCCGCATTTTGGACAGCCACTCGAGCCTTTAGCTTTCCCTCTGGCAAGACTGATTTTCTTTCGTGGAGTGAACGCTCACGATACTTTGCCTTGTCTAACATCTGACCAATCTTGACAGCACTCGCTCTCTCGTTGGCAGTTGGCGAACGCTTTTCTTGTAGTCGAGAAGCCGAGCCAGAACCCATTGGGTCAGTTGTCTTGTCAAAAACTTTGGCAGTCATTTTGCGTTTCTGGTCGTTGTTCTTGCTTTGCTCTTGTCGAGCTTTCGCTTCGTCCTGCCACTTTTCATTTCGCTCTTGGTCAGCCAAATCGTCCGAAGTGTTTAGTTCAGTTTCCATAGCAGACTTCTCAAGTGATTCGAGAGCCTTTGCCATAGCACCAGAACCTTTTGATTCTTTCGATTCGCTCTCACCAGATTCGCCCTCGCTTGGCTCTGACATTACGCCCTCGCCCATTTCAGGCTCTCCCTCTGGGTCAGCCTGTCGCAACAACTCCACCCACTTCTTAGCAAGGTCAGCACCCTTGTCAGCCTGACTTACATTTAGCGATTGGAACTCCACCCAAATCTTTCGTAGCTCTCTGTAAAGTTCCATACCAAGAATCGAAGTGAGTGAAGTGTAAAGCTCTGCCACATCATCAGCGTCCAAAACTCCTGCGTCATAACGAGCGAGCGATAGGGCAGACACAAACGCACCCTGCCAAACATCTCCCATAGCGGAAAGTGTTTCAGGGTCAGCGTCCTCGAGTGCCAAGTGTAAAGCAGACGAGCGTAAGAATAAACGATTCTCTGGTCGCTCAATTACTCCACGCTTTTCGATTCGAGATTCCTCGAGCAACATAAATGCTTTTTGCTCATTTGGGTCGAGCAGACTTGCCAGATAGTTCGTGTCCCAAGCAGTAAAGCGAGCGTGTAGTGCTTCGTGATAAATCACGCCTGTCGCATTTGGGAACTCGAATTGTGTTGCCCTTTGAGTAAAGTTGCCAACCATTTCAGGAGTAGTCGCACTCCCGAACGCTTGTGCTATGTCCACTTCGATTTCTGAAATGTCCGAGTAGTAAGCGGCAATCGCTTTGCCCTCTGCCGAATCGTCCCCTGCGTAAACAACTAGGTCAGAGCGAATCGCCCAGTTGTTAGCAACCAATCCAATCTCCGAGCAAGTGCGAAGCCACTCTGGTTTGGAACTCTTATCTCTGGTGCGAAGTCTTGACTTCTTACTGTGTCCGTAATGTGCCATTTTGATTTTCCCTTTCGTTGGCATTTTTAGTTATGTCCTAAGTGTAGTTCCCTTTGGGAGTGAACGCAAGCGATTAGGAATTATCTCCACGATCACTTGCGTCCACCCCTTTCGGTTTAGAGCAAGGACACTAGCTCTAAATCTTTGCTGGCAAGATAGACTGTCCGAATACTCGAGTGAACACATCTTGGACAACTGGTCTGTCAATCTCTGGTGCGGAAGCAAGTAGATTCTCAATCGCCCACTTAGTTCCAAACGACTTGCTCAAATCTCTAAAGGCAAGTAGCTCTCGCATTTGAGGCGACCAAGAAGTTTCACCACTTTCCAATTTCTTTGACAAGTTCTGTGAAGCAACTACGGCAGGATTCGGAACGCCAAGTTTTCTAGCGAGCGACCAGTCAGTAGTCATTTCAGCTTGGATAACAAATCGAGAAAGCAAGGCTTCACTCAATCGCACCCCTGCCGCATTTGGATTAGTAGCCGCAACTACAAAAAATCCGTCCTTAGCTTTTACTGTGCCTCGCTCTGGATTCTGTGTGATTGTGATTTCTTTTCTGCCGTCCATTAGTCCATAGACAACCGAAAGAACTTTCGGGTCAATCAGACCAATTTCGTCAATCAGTAGAACTTTGCCCTCGGAAGCGGCTTTGACTAAACTTCCGTCCACCCACTCGAATCCACCACTCGGAGTTTGGACATAGCCACCTACCAAGTCAGCGACTTCGGTATCGCCCGAACCAAGAACTGTATAAAGTTCGTCTGGGAAAGCGGCTTCGACACAAGCAGTCTTTCCTGTTCCTGGACTTCCATACAGCATTACAAACTGGTTGGCTTTTCTCGCTTTGCGTAGAACTTCTATGTCTGTGTGTTCTCCCCAGTTGCGAGCGTAGTAGTCCTCACCATTTGGTCGAGAATAAGATTCCTCTCCCGAAAGTGATTCAGTCGTTTCCATTACAATTTCCAAATCTGTTGGAGTTTCTGGGGTTGTAGTTTCAGATACAACTTTAGCACCCTTAGCAGTTGGCTTTGCCCTTAGCGTGGCACGACCACCAACTCCAACAAGTGAATCAAGTGTTGGGGTTGTTGTGTGTAATACAGCGTTTCCAACAATCTCGCTGAATAGTGTGTCTATGTCTGATACACCATTGAGATTGTAAGTGCCTTTTGCGATTTCTCGTTGTAGATACATTTTGATTGTGTCCTTTCGTTTTCTGTCTTAGACGATTTTTTCTGGGAAGCCAGCAGACAATCTTGCCTTTTGGATTCTGCGGATAACAGCTTGAGGTGTTTTGCCAGAGCGAGCTAAGTCAAGTTCCTCGTTAGTCATTTCGATAGCAAGTGGCTTGGAATCTCTGACCACCCAAGTCTGGGTAGCGACCATTGTAGATTCTCCATTTTCATCTTTCACGGAATAGTTGTCGAGCAAGTAGCTTTTCATCTTTTCAGTAATTGTGTAAATGGTTGCGTTGTGCTTATCAACTGGCGACATACTTGCTAGTTCATCACTCGAGTAGCTTGAGTAAGAAATGTGATAACCAGTTTCAGCTTCGAGTTTGGATTCGTCCAACTTCTTTACCAATCTGCCAGAGCCAAATCTGTTAGCGTCCCATTGGCTTCTTGGAGAGTGCTTGGAAAGAACTCTGTCCCAAATCTGAACTGGTTGTGCGATACCAACTTCGTCCAAGTGTTGTGGCATTATGATTACTTGCTTTACAGCGTCCTTGTGCCACATACCAATCGAACCCTCTGGTGCGTCTGGATTGTTTACAAGTTCCAAGTAGAGAGCTTTCCCTACAATCGTTGGACTTGTCATTACTGGCGTAATTGCCATTTTGATACCCTTTCGTTTTGTGTCCTTATCGTTGGCTTTTGCCAACAAAAGAACGATAGCACGATTGGCTGACAAAACGCAAGCGTATTCGTTAAAAGTTTTTCAAATTCTTTTTTGCCCCACGATCGTGGAAAGTTTGGCTCAGCCTGGGCTGAAGTCAAAATGGATCAGTAGAAGTCTAGGTCCTCATCAGGCTCATAGATATTCCCTTTAGAGTACGTCTCAGGCATATGTGTGGCTTGTCTCCATCCCCCGTCAACCACTGGAGATGCGCATTCGCTGCAGAGAATCCAATCTCTATCATTCTCGTCGATCACCACTGAGAACGGCGCGAATTCGTCGAGTCCGCTGTAACCAACCCCTTCAGAGCAGTCAGAGCACTCTGTCTCTACCAGGCTCTCGGGTAGGAGTACACCAGCGGTAACGGCGTCGTCAACGTCGCTTGCCGTCTCGATTACGTGTAACTCTAATGAACGCATGAAACATAGCATACCGCGCTCGCCGCATGGTGATTTGGGTATACATATAGCTTCACCGTTGGTTAAAAGTTTGGATCCCCGTCAACTGTGCTGAACTTTTCACGAAACAGCAAGCCGCTGCACCAGGACTTACGATCCATGCCGTCAGCTGCTGCTGGTGAACTTTTCACGAACCAGCAAGCCAACCGTCAGGTTTCACCAACTGGCTTGGTAGTAGAAGTCCATGCCGTCATAGGCCGGATTATTCAGTATCCGTTCAATCCCCTCGATAGTCCAAAGCAGGCCTTCGTAGTAATACTCATCATAGTCCGTTGACCCAAAGAAGAACCCGCTCGCCGATGGGAGTAAATCCGCAGCAACCGTCGGGTCTTGTTTATCGACAATCCGCTTGCAGATGTCCACGAGTTCGGCAAGCTTTTCCTTGCTGACGTGATACGTCTTACAGTCATCCTCGCCGTTCTGAACCTCACGAACAAACCAATCATGGACGGCGTTTACTTTCCGCCAATACATAACCTCAAGACTGAGCGTGCCGAAGTTGCTGTGCGGCAGGTCTCCGTCCGCGAGCGCCATTTGCTTTTTCAGGTTCTGGTAAGTCTCGGCGTCAGAGTATGACGAGACAAACTTCCTCGCCTCAAGATACATGTCTAGCCCCATTAGTTTTCCTCTTTCACTAGTTCAGTCAGAAGTTCTTCTGCCTGCTCTTCATTTATGTATTCGAACTCTCGTGCGTTATCTACGCCACATTGGAGTCCATCATTGAAGCCAGCCTGATAGGCCTTTTTGATTTCTGGGTTTCCATAGAAGTCCATGACTTCCCCTCTCTATTTGGTATTTGAACTATACCATAGTTTTCAAAAACAAAAGGGAAAAAGGGAAGATTTTTTTAAAAAGTTTTGGAACCCCTCCTCGCGGAGCACAATCGATCATTCGTGAAAAGTAGGCCCGGTCGAATTCAATCTAGATTTCAATCTCTCGGACCTAGTCCAGAATGGCAGCGAATTCAACGGGGCGTCACTAAAATCATCTTTCGTTAAAAGTCGACCGATGCGAGTTTCCAGGCACCCAACGCAAAGCATGTCGGGTTTGCTCCGTGCGCTGATCGCGGAATACCAAACCTCGTCCTCGACCATGTAGTACTCACCGATGCAATGTGTGCACTCTCCGCAGTCCTCGCAGTAGAACATCCAGTACTCACCGCAGGTGCAGGTACTCCGTGGCAAACGGCGCACGCCGATACCGTAACTGTTGGCGCGCGAACAAATCCAGTGCACGCCGTTACTCAAACCGCTTCCGACATTTGATTGTCGCAGTCGTGGCACCAACCGCCCCACGCCGATGTTCCCTTACCCGTTGCTCCGCAGAGCTCGCACTTTTCATCCATAGCATTGACTATAGCAAGCCGTTACTATTTTGTCAAGTTCTTAGCAGACACTCCGTTGACACTGAGCAGTTCTAAATTAATACCGAGGCGCTTAAATATCTCGATCGCTTTTTCACGGGGCACGCCGCTTTCGTTAAAAGTTTTGATCAGCTGCTCAACCTCTTCATGACATGACGGGTGGTACGGTCCTTGTTTAAAATACTGCAAGTCATCCGACGGGCCGGCATTTGGTGAACGTTCATATCCGCAGGCCCTGCAAATTCTCTGCTCATCCGATAACATCTTGATGTATTTTGACTGCATGTTCAGTCCTTTCTGTTAGCTGTTTTGAAACACTAGCATGCCGTTTTTTATTTGTCAAGTCTATTTTAGAAAAAAGAAAACCGGCCGAGGTTACATTGAACCGGGCCGGCTTCTTATGATTCGTTAAAAGTTATCTCTTTTTTGCTGCCGGCTTCTTTGCTGCTGGCTTCTTTGCTGCTGGCTTCTTAGCAGCAGGTTTCTTCTTTGCTGAGCTTGCCGCTGAAGAGATCTTCTTTGTGATTTCCTTGGCTGCAACTTCTGCAACCGCGCCGAATGCTGGGTCGGCCTTGTTGACCCAACGTAGGATTACTGGGATGAGGGACGCCCACAAGGCGTTGGCCACGAGGAGCCACTCACTGGTACCGAAGTCGATTGGATTCAGAATTCCTGATGTCTGGGTAACAATCATGACTGCTCCAGCAACCTGGCCAAGGAGGTTCCTGAGGTAGGACTCAATTACTGCTTTGTTCATGTTTTTAACGTCCTTTCTATAGACCATCGAAGTCTAGCACAAGAACTACTCGGATTCAAGTTTGAAAACGCGGCTAACTTTTGACAAACGTTTTAAAGTACCCGGATCCGGAAGACCCGTAACATCAGATCCGGTTCGTCCAATGTTTCGTTGAAAGCGCGAGCAGGCCGCAGCCGTGATGGCATCCCACTTCCCTGGTTCACAGCCCCTGAGGTCCGTTACCGTTGCGAGCGCTAGCTGGATCGTCTCGATCCGTTTGTTCCGATCCCCGTGGCGGATCTCTCCGTTTAACTTTAATACTGAAGGCGCGCTCGCCGCTATCCGGATCTCCTCCAGTTCAGCAACCGTTATACGAGTGCGGGCCGCATCGAACAGATCCATGAACCGTTCGTAAAAAGTCTTCCTGGATCGGATCTTCCCGTTAGTGAAGGCGGGCCTGCAGAAGATTACAACGTCCGTTACGTGGCGGATCTTTTGGTGCACGCCGTCCTTCGTTAAATGTTTGGATCCACCTTCAGTGTTTCCCTCAACCGTTACAAACCGGCCGCTCTTCGTGAATTCTTGGACGTCAGTAACGATCCCGCAATGGGGCGGGCCGAAGGGATCCGGCTCATGTCCGCTCATTGATGAAAAGTTAAAGATCGCTATGTCACCAGGCCGCGGCGCTCGCGAGATCGCGCCACTACGAATGCATTCCGCCAGACCGGCAGCTGAATAAACGAATGATGGAATGTTCACCAGGGACTCCCGGGCAACAACATCAATGAACGCGCCACTCCATGGGCCGGCGTCGTAACCAACCTTTTGACCAAACATATTACGGCCGAGGATCTCTGAAGTATACCCCAAGTACTTCTGTGCTGTGGATATGAACAGCTCTACGTGTGGTCCAGGTCCTTGCGTCTTTTTAAACCTCATGGGAGAAGTCTACTGCATTGTGGACGGTGGTGGTGTAAACGGACTTTTAAACTCTGGTAGATCCAACGGGATCTCGGATCCGTCAGATTTGCGAGACGCGATTATTTCCATGTAACGCTCCATTGACTGGGCGTCTAGATTAGCTACCCGTGCGTAGACGAGACCGAGCTCGAACAATTCAAGATTCGTTAAAAGAGTATATGCTTCCTGAGCTAAGGTCGTCAGACGTATGTACTCTATCCGGTTAGAGGCGTTTGGGATGTCCGCTTTGAGGTTCTCGTAATGGGTGCGGGCCGCTTCAATGATCCGTGCAAAGGTTGGATCCGGGTTACCGTTTAGGTTATTCATTATTTCTCTTCCTTAGGTAGAGCAGGCCGTTCTTCTGTGGACCGTGGACCGTGGACCGTGGATTCCGTTGGATCCAGGTCATCTTTTAACGAATCGTTAAACGTTATAGATCCGTTATCTTCAGATCCGGTCGTTACGTCTACCGGGCCGTCCAATGATTCGTTAAAAGTTTTGGATCCGGTATCTTCACCCTCAACTACAACCTCAGCGTCAACGACGTCCATACCTTCCTGAGATAAGCGGGCCGCTGCATGAATGGCTCCTGCGGCAAGCCGGTTGAGACGTTCGTTGATTACTTCCGCTGCAGGCCGGACGTCGATATTAACGTTCGAGTCAATCTCTATACCTCCGCGCACGCCGGCTCGGTCAAGGATCTCGGTTGCGGCTTTGAGCATTACCGGTTCGCTCTCAGCGAACTCCATAAGCTCCTCAAGTTTGTCGACGGCATACGGGGCGGCTTGCATCAACTTAGTGCGCGCCCGTTCAATGTCATCCGAGGTTAACTTTTTAACACTGCGCAAATGTATCCGGCAGAGACCGTCATCCTTTGGACGTCCCGATGCCCAGAGCATACAGCGGATACCGTCATCTTTGATCTGGCGGCAACGGTGGGGCTGGCAGAGCGGCTGGCGTTTAGCGGATTTTGGTCCACCGTCCTCTTGCTCTTTCAAGTATAACCTGGTAGAATGCACAACCCAAGGCGGTACTAAATAATCCGAGGCGGATTCCGCTAAGAGGTCCAGGCCGGTTAAGAAATCTGAGTTGTTATCCGATTGGTTGACAAGTAGTGGACGCTTCTCCGCTAGGGATAGGAGGCGGCGTTCCTTGGTGGTCTCTTTTGATCGGGCCCTTATTAGTCCTGTAGGCACGCCGTTCGTTGAGAAGACTGGATCCCAGTTGAGTTTAGCGCGCCGTAATATACCACGGTTTTCATAGTTGTCTTCACAGACGCCTTTATCGACTTCTTCGATTCCAAGAGAGGCCAGATCGGCCCTAAGGTCGATTGGTTCATCTATCTGATATTCAGGGGATAGGTCCTGAGTGCTCATGTTAAACGCTCCAACTGTTTGAGTAGCGGACGACCAGGATCTACTGGGGAGAGGACGGAAATCCTGGCCGCCCTAACTAACAATTGTACATTCGTTAAAACTTGGTGATTAGTTCCGGACGAATTTTTGCGTGTGGAGAGAGTGTGAGCTACCTTTTTCCCCCGCATAAACAACGGATGACTATTCAATTGATGGCCTACCCTTTTTAGGTTGACCGTATATCTGATCAAATAGTACCTTAACCGTTATTTCCGTATCTCCAATGTCAATCGGAATGGCAGAATTCTTTCTCATATTACAGAGTGCATGAGTCGGTTTAACATTCTCAACAGTGTCGGAGCCACCTGCTGCCAGCGGGATTACGTGATCTAAATGTAGGCCCTCCTGCCAGCCAGGAATTCCTGATGAGCGTGGGGCTGATAAATCAATTTCTCTGCCACATAGATAGCATGCTGTCCCATGAATACTTAGGATGTCTTTTGAAGTGTAGTGATGCGATGGAGCTAGAGCTTTTCTAGCTCGCTTTCTTCTACTGGCTTTTAAGGCATATTCAGGGTTCTTTTTTCGGTACCCAGTTATGTATTCGTGAATCTCTGAAGCGTGGTTTCTCTTGTATATCTTTTGATATTCTTTTTGATAATTGTCGCCGTTAGCCCTGCGCCACTCTCGATAGAGCTTGTCGTAGCTTCGCTTATAGAGTCGACGATCTTCTAGTTGCTCTGGGGTTAGTTTTGAATTTAAGCCAGTATGAGGTTTGCCCTTTAGCAACAACTTTTGCTCAGGGGTAATCTTAAACTTGGGAAGAGCTACATAGCTCTCCGCCATCTCAGTTGTACATATCTCGCACATAAATTTAGTTTAACATTAATGTTGTTTATTGATTTGTTTATGACTTTTGTTTATTCATTAGGCTCAGAAATGAATCGTCCATAGGCATCTCGGTTGATACCATAAGTCGATGTGAAGTAAGAAATCTCTGACCGTTTCGATCTCATATAGTCGAAGACTTCCCAAGCTTCGGACCTGCTGACGAACCCAGGCTTCTTCATCTCAAGGCGGCAGTCGTTGATCCAGACATATATTGTCTTGTAACTTATGCCCATCTCCTCAGCGAGTGGAACTATTTTCACTATGTCTTCTGCCAACTAAAACTCCCAGATAAAAAGTAAACCGTCTCGCCTACCTTAGCAGACGAAACGGTCACTTCTGGTCAGTTTAGGAACTCTCTCCCAGCGTGAGTTGAGACACGTTAGATTCCTGCAGACCTGTATTCATTTACACCTAGCAACTATGCCAGGCATCGGAGAATACTCTCCGACTTCGGTTTCAGCTTGACCGCCTTCGCCGAAGCTTGTTGAACCCATCTGTGGTACAAATGTGTTCTTAAGTACATACTACAGTATCTTTTTTAAGCTGTGTAGAGAGGCTATTCAGCCTTCTTTTTTCTGGTAGTTTTTGGCTTTGTTGGCTTGGGCGTGTCGCTCTTAGTTTTGGCAACCTTACGCTTCTCAGCGGCAAGCAACCTAGACCTGTACTCAAGCTCAGTTACCCTGGAGATCATCTCTTTGAGGGCAATCAGATCGTCGACCTCAGCTTGAGTCCTCCGCGGTAGTCTACCAGTCAGGTTTAAAACCAGTTGGTCCCAGAAGGTGAACTTCATTATTCTCTCCTATTTTGCTTACGGTTGCCAGGGTCTCTGACTCCTCTTGATTATCAGTAACAATGGCCCAAACATACTCGGAGAGGGTATCTCCAACTTGAGCCTCAATTACATCATAGTCCACAAGGATTGCAATATGGCTCTCAATCGCCTTGGCTATCGACTCTAGTTTCTCTTCCATATTAACCAGCACACTCCCCACAAAGTAGAGCTGTGACCAGTCGATCCTTGAGCTCGATGTCTAGGTCAAACCTGGTCCTACTGGTTGTTAAAAGTATTGGGCTCAGCTTCTTGTCTGTTGCCTTGCACTTCTCACAAGAGACAGGGTTGTTCATCCAATCCATGGATATCTGATTGTCGTCACCCCTATTGAGATTCTCCCTAACCACTGAGTGGATTCCCAGAGTCAGAGCGTGTCTAGGCCCATGGCCCGTAGACTTCCTCATAAAGAATCTACTGTTCGATACTCGAAGAACCGGATTCACATAAGCACAGTTACAGAGCTGCTTCCCAGCTTTACACTGAGTAATCCCAAGGATCTTGCTGTACTTATGGTGTTTAACTGGATGACCGCAAGCACAGATCTGTCCATTCAAAGCTTGCTCAGCTTCGAACTCATCTAGCACAGCTTCGACATCTTCCTCAGAGAAACTTAAAGAATTAAAAATGTCAGACATTAACCTAGGTACTCCAATCCTGAAATCTTGTCCTTCGGGACTACATCCCAAATGACTCCGTCATATCGATACAATGATCCTTTGGCGTCTTGATACCAACCGACTTTAACTCCTTCGACCGTTACGGAAGAGGCTAACTTTTCTGGATAGTAGTTCATCTCTTTCATCATTAGGTCGTTGATGTCTTTATTGAAATCAAGGTAGCCATCTCTGATATACCGTTCACGGTACTCTTCATGGATTGCTTTTAACACCTCGGTAGCTTCAGTGTCATTCATCATATCTCCTGTCTTTGTAGTAGTCTATATAGTCTCGAACAAAAAAGCAAATGTCAAGTCCAATTCCATAGTTTACAGTCTAGCATAGAAAATACTACTTATAGACTTATACACTTATTGGACTTTCAGCATAGTAACCCCCGGAAAAAACTCCTATACGGGCAATATACTAATAGTAAGATAAGTATATAAGTACTATTTTAACTAGGTATTATCAAAAAATAACCTAGTATTTTCTAGAATCTATGTTATACTTAGCCCTTTAGTATTATCAGATTCTAAGAAAAGATATCTTTTTTCTTTTGATAATACCTTCTATGATTCTAGCCTACTGCTGTTGCAAATATAAGTAATATAGGTCAATATGCCAGACCCCCCTGCTATACTTCAAACCGGAAATCAAAGTCAATAAATCAATAAATCAATCCCCCTACAAGTTTCAAAATTACGAAGCCAACTTCAGAACTCGTATAACTATTGATCTATTGATTTATTGATTTTGATTATTGATTATTGATTTATATTATATATAAAGAACTGCTATACTGAAGCCATGCTAGATAGAGCCAATGAAGCCAGACGCAAGGCAGAAGCCCAAGCGTTATTTCAGTCTATGCTGAAGGCTCCTCACCTAGTCCAGACCCCAAAGAAGCTAAAGGGATCTAGGAAAGAAGCCAAGGATACTGCCATAAAAGACAGTAAAGACGGGGATTAAATACCCCTCCTAACAATACACTATCCATCTAACTTGTCAAGTAGTTATTTATCCCCAATAGCCACGGTTTCTCCGTAGTATACCAACCAAGCAAGATAGCGCAAGTAAGTTTTTAATCCCTCCAATCCGTCCAATCCCCTTCAATCCCTTTATTACTTTTATAAGTTGAAAAATATTTTCTAGAATTTTCTATATTAAGAAACTAATCAAAGGATTAAGAGGATTGGAAGGATTGAATCTACTAAACTCCCCCTCTCATTCAGCCCTTAAAATAGTCTTATGGCAGGTCAGAGAGATCCACTAGCAACGCCTATAGATGTAGCTCTAAGGCGTTTAGAATTATGCGCTTATGCCGTCCAGGAAGTCCACACAGAGGTACAGCAGCCTACAGATCCAGAACACAAGGCAGACCTTCTATTGGCCACAGAGGCCCTTACATATGAAGTTCTGGACCTTCTCAAGACCGTTAAGTATTATGCCTGGGGGCCAGAACGAGAAGAAGAATTTGAAGAGGGTAGAGAGCTTTAGCCTCTATCTCTGCCTCCGAGTCTTAAAGAACTCTCTCCGCTGATCAGGGGTCATCTCTTTTATCTCTTTAGATAGTTTGATAGATACGACAAAATAAGCGCCAACAGCACCAACAAACCAGGCTAATACGCCCAGCCAGATAAGTATCTCCATGACACCTATTCTACCAGCAATTGAGGGGCTACTTAAAGCTTGAGCCCCATTGCATGTCGATAAGCTCAGAAGTCTTCTTCTTTGCCTTACCAGCATTGGCTACAGCCATTACTACAGCTATAGCAAACAGGCTTACGAATACAGAAGCAACACCTACCCAAAAGGATAGCCAGCTCCAAACGAATGTAATTTCCATAATTTACACCTCCTAAACCAATAACCCTAGCACACTGTTAAGGCAAATGCAACTAAATTAAATAGGAAAGTTGACCGCTAGTTAGGGTCTTAATTACCTTATCCGGATCCCTACGGCTAGGGATACTTATATGGGTATGCTGCCTCATAAAGGATAAGGTCGAATAGTAGTTATGTATCTGCTGTTTAGGGTAGACATAGCTATCCTTCTCAAACCTCATAACCTGGACCAGCTCAGCCTGAACCTCAATGATTGTCTGGTTAGGCCTCATAAATATCATGTTAGCTAGGCCAGAGCTTGTAATGGAAGCTAGGGTCTTTACCTCACTCATATACACAATCTGCTCCATAATAGAGCCAAACTTCTTCTCAGGGCTGAAAGCTTCGTACCCTTGACTGACAAAGAATTCCTCTAACTTTAGGGCGTCGTTCATTCTCAGGTCGTCCCTGTAGTCTGGATAGTCCTCTTCTATAGGTCCTAAATCAGATGGAGCGTTGCCTCTAGATATGTATAGCTTCCTAAACGGTTCAACCGACTCGGTAGCATTCATATACTTTCTAGAGTATTTAATAGCAATGTCTGCCATATACTCCACGTCTAAGAAAGACATCAAGTGGTGGATATTGACTTGTCTGTCTATTCGCACATAGTTATTAAATTTATAGACTGGTGCATAGTCTTTCCCCGGTACGGTGGATACGGTTGTATAGTTTACACCTTGCCCGTCTAGAATTAAAAATAGTAGCTCGTAGAAATTATCTATACCCTTAGTGCCTCTAGCTCTTTGTAGGTATAAAACAAACTTAATATTTGAATGCTCCTTATGTATCTTAAGGATCATAGTTAGAGAGTCTATAAAAAAGTGATAGATAGTGTCTTGGACATAAATTAAAACTTTAATCTCATCTGAAATCATTTCATTTGTATCTACAAAATCTAATTCAGTGCTGCCCATATTTACGGGATCAGGGTTATGTAGAGATAATGAAAGATCTTTTAAAGACGGAGCGAGACTAAACTCTTCAAAAATTTGGTGCGTAGTTATGTAGCACTCTTCTGGCTCGTATGTATTCTCTAAATCAATACGTAATTTTCTAGTGGATTCTTCCATAAAAAAATACTACTACAAATAGAAGTCTGATAAAATATAAGCAGTAGTTCTCTGGGGAGAGGCCTAATTTAAAGGCCCCAGATTGAAAACAACCCTTAATGTTCTTGCCCGAATAGTGGCAACCTTTATCGCATCTGCCCTAGGCGTCATTGGCGCTGGAGCTGTCATGGGCGTAGACCTATGGCTGGCTATGGCTATGGGCGGAATCCTTGCAGTTGCCAAGGTTATCGAGCGTCTATCCGTTGCCTTCCTAGAAGATGGCAAATTAACCCGTGCAGAAATCAACGCTGCCTTTGCCCCTGCTATGTCCCTTAAGGGCGTCGATCAGGACGGCAATTCCACCACTAAGGCTAAGGCCAAGAAGTAGAGTATGCCTAAATTTAAACTAACTAGAAGCAGAATCCTTCTAGCCTTTTTACTCGCGTTTGCCCCAGCATTCCTTGCAGCAGACTTAGCCAACGCTAATACTTGCGTCTACCCAGGACAAGAAGCTGCAGTGGCTGCTGCCCAACAAAATGCTTCAACTGAACCAGTAGTTGTAGAGCTTAACACTTGCGGTGGAGATGACACCTCTTATCAGATTCCACTATCCGTTGACGTAACTTTTGACGGAGTAGCCTATAACAGCGTCTACGCTACAACCAACTCAGTTATCGTCTTCGGCGCTCCAGATGGAACCTACTGGACTTACCCCTCTACTCCTTCTATCTCCCTCTACTCCTTCGACTGGGTTGTATACCCGCAGTGGAGATCTGACGAACATTTAATCATTCGTTCATCAGATGGTGGATTCCAGGTAGACATTTCAGCTAGACCAATCTGGCTACAAAATGCAACAGAGCCAACTCATATTGTGATTACTGCTGCCATTCTTTCAGATGGCACAGTTGCTATGGCTTACACCCTCTCTGGTCCAGAGTACCCACAGTACAACCCTAGAACCGGAGTGCGTCTAAACGATGGCACAATCGTTGACTTTGAGACCTACGGAATTGAAGAGACTGAAGAGACTCCAGAGCTTACTCCAGAGCCACCAACAGAGAACCCTTTTACCCCAGAGCCACCAGCTCCGTCTCTTAACGCTCCAACAAACGTAACCGCTACTCAACTACAGGATGGAACCGTTCAGCTTACCTGGGATGCTCCAACCCCTACAAGCACTTCAGTAGAGCGCTACGCAGTCAGTTGGTCAACAGATAACTTTGTCACCGGCTGGGGAGTAGCGTCTACTACAAACAGCATCATCATACCTAGAGACTCTTTCCAAACAACAGGTGGATTAGATCAGACTTACCAATTCAGAATACGTTCTGATAACGACACAGAAGCTGTCTACTCTCCATACTCGGACACTGCTTCGACATTAGTAGCGTCCCCTCCACCGCCTCCACCTACAGTTCCAAATGGTGCAACAGTTACAAACGAAGGCCAGTCTATAGAGATAATCGCCCCTGAAGGTCAGAGAATTGCCAGTGCCACAGGATACTACGGAGATCCAAACAACTCGACCAGAGGACAAGACGTCTCTTCTATTTTGTTTGAGCTACTAGCTGGAGAGACTTCAGCAACAGTAGAAGTATCGAACGAAACTTTCCAGAATGATCCAGCAGGCGGAACCGTGAAGGTGCTAATCCTTCTGGTTACTTATGAGCCGATTCCAGTGGAGCCGACTCCGACTCCATCCCCAGAACCGACCGTTGAACCAACCGTACCGCCGACCACACCAGTAGTCCCAGAACCAGAACCATCGCTGGAGCCAGAGCCAGAAGAACCGACCACACCACAGCCAGAGGAACCAGAGCAACCAGAAGAGCCAACCACAGAACCTGTAGAGCCCTCTCCAGAACCTGTCGAACCTGAGCCTTCACCTGAACCTTCACCTGAACCAACTCCTTCTGAAGAGGAGCCTATCACTTCTGTAGAGGATTTGCCAGAGGAGATTACCCCTGAAGTCCTTATGGATATAGACCTAGCTGAAATAGTCCCTACAGAGCTCTCAGAGGCCCAGGCAGAGGCTCTTATTGAGGCAGCCCTCGAGACCTTCGAAACAGCAGAACCAGGCTCTGAGGAGTACGAGCAGGCTCTTGAGGCCCTATTCGTGGCAGCCCAGCAGGATGACATTGTCCTAGACGAGTCCCTAGCAGCCATCCCACTCCTTGGTGACGTCCTTGGAGGGGCCCTAGAAACCCTTAACTTCCTAGGAAACGCTGGAGCTGACATGAGCCCTCAGGTCCGAGAGCAGTCAGAAAAGGTGGTTGTTACAGCCGTTGTAGTCACCCAGATAGCCCTATCCGCCGTTTCAATGGCCGGTATAGCAACCACCGTAAACATAAGAAGCGGAGCATAAATGTACGAATATCGAGTAAAGCAAGTCTTAAGGGTAGTTGACGGAGACACTATTGACGTCGATCTAGATCTAGGCTTCAACATCTCCTACACCCAGCGAGTCCGTCTAGCTGGAATAGATACACCAGAATCACGCACGACTGACAAAGCAGAAAAGGCTTTAGGACTAGAAGTTAAGAAGCACTTAGCTGAGACCCTAAAGGCTGCAAGTCTTATTGTTATTCGCACCGAGAAGCCAGACTCTACTGAAAAGTATGGCCGGATCCTTGGTTGGATTTTCCTAGATGGCGCAAGCGAATCCGTTAACACTGCATTAATTGCAGGAGGATATGCGTGGGACTACATGGGAGAAACAAAAGTCAAAGACTTTGAACTACTAAAACAAAGAAGAGAAAAAGGAAGCAAATAAATGCATTTCATCAAAGCACTAGTAAAAGACGTAATCGAGCAGTCGTGGACTCTTCTTGGTATGGCCGTTGCATGGTTAGTACTAGAAGGCTCCGCTAAAGATCTAACAGGAAACCTAATTGGTTTGACCCTCCTCCTGTGGTTGTAACCTTCCCGTTCTTCCGCTATGAGAAGGAAGAAAAAGAAACAAAAAAGAAAACTAAGTAGTCGTTCCCTAAGCCCCGGTAGCTCTCTGTAATTGGAGTAGTTACCGGGGTTTCTTATATCCGTTGTAAATAAAAGGGTGAAAAATTTTTCATGTATAATATAATTTGATGCTGAAAAGCAGTATTAACGCACATTCCAAATAATTATGGAAAACTAAGGAGATTTAATATGTCAACATGGATACGGCCAGTAGATGGCGGATCAATTTCAGATAGCTTTAACGGGCACAAGAATAGGGCAAAGCCCTCAGTAAATCCAGGAGTTGACTACGCGGTTGCTACTGGAACACCAGCAAAAGCAGTCGCTGACGGAACTGTTATAAATATTGTTAACACTTTCACCGGGGCTGGTGGACGTATGGTATTTCTAAGCTTCCCATCAGGTCACACTGCAGATTACCTGCACCTTTCACGCATTGATGTTCAACCAGGACAAGCAGTAAAGCAGGGTCAAGTAATTGGCCTAACTGGTGGCTCAGGTCTTGGCAAAGAAAACGGCTACGGAGCACACCTTCACTTCTCATTCAGAGTCGGCGGTACACCAACTATGGGTGCTGGAAACATTGACTACGAAGCTTTTAGAGGCGCACCTACAAGTGCTGCACCTGCACCTGCAACACCTGCAGCACCAGCTAAAGCTGGAACAAGAGCGTACCCAGGAAGAATGCTAAAGCAAGGCGAACCTGCTAACGCAGATGTTCTTTACTTACAAAACAAACTTGGTGTAAACCCAACTGGTCCATTCGGTCCTAAGACTCACGCAGCTGTTGTCGCTTTCCAAGCTTCAAAAGGTTTAACTGCTGATGGAGTTGTCGGACCTAAGACCTGGGGACTGCTGGGCTAATAAAAAGTACTTAACTTTACTTTTACTTTATAAATCAAGGGGGCTTGTCGAAGACGGCACTATTGTTTCTAAAACTGGAAACAAGTCCCAACGCGCAAGGAGAAGTAAATGTTAAAGAGGAGAAACGTATGACGTGGTATCCAAAAGTATCAGGAGTACAAGATAACGGATTTGGTGGCTCTCGTAATGGTCAACCAATCAACGGAGTAGTAATACACCACGTTGCAGGTACTAACGGGTTATCTTATGTAGCTAACGCTAACACTAGAGATTCACACCCCACATATCACATAGCCAGAAGCGGAGCTGTAACAGGGATTGTAAACCCTGAACGCAGACCCCACTCAACTGGTGGAGCCCCAGATCCAAACGCTGTTTCGTTTGAGATAGATAACTCTTCTACTGGAGGAGATTGGCCTATATCTCCGGAATCTCTTAATGCTTTAATTGATGTAATTGTGTTTCACGCAAGTCAATCGCCTAGAGCAGGAAAAGGATTTGCAAAGAATGAGCCTTCAGTTAGACAGTCAGAGTTCTTTATAGCGTGGCACTCACAGTACAAAGCAACCGCTTGTCCTGGACCATTCATAATGTCTCAACTTGACTACATTGTTGCTGAGTGCAATAAGAGAGCATCTAACTCTGCACCAGCACCAACGTCAATTCCAGTCCCTACCCCACCACCTACTCCTCCAGTAAGTAAAAAACCTAGATTAGGTAAGTGGTTAAAAATAGGATCTACAGGACCGAATGTAGTTTTTCTACAAAGTAAGTTGGGTCTAAAACAAGACGGACAGTTCGGTCCAATCACTGACAGAGCAGTCCGAGCTTTTCAGAAAGCAAATGGTTTAAAAGTTGACGGCATTGTTGGACCAATAACTTGGTCAAGACTCCCATAGCACACAGACCTTAAAAACAAAAAACCCCCGGCCTCTACACCGGGGGCTTTCTGTATCAATCACACTAAAGGAATAACAATGAACAGTACCCATAAGTACAATTTCATTATACACACAAAAGTCTAAAAATCATCCTCTTCGCGACGTCTTTTTTCTTCAAGTTCTTCTTCGCTATACATAGACTCGTCAATCATACCCATGACATTTTCCATAATCTCATCAAAGGATTGGTTGATCCTAATCACGTTACGATCGCGCATAAACATCTCAGCCAGCTCAGCTTTATAAATAAGCTTTTGTAAGGTCTTTTGATCTTTAGCACCTAGGTTTTTAAATAGAGGATTGGCCAAAATCATACGCTGAATGTCGTACATGTGGCGCTGCTTTTGAAGACGTTGCAAGCTCTTCTCATTAATCCTCATGCCAGTAGTCTCCTAAGCTTTTAATCGGGCTATGTTTACCCTATCAGAATATTTAGACTACAAATACTTCTTTGAGACCTTGTCGTTAAAGTCTTTTACCCAGTCCCTTGTGGGACCCTCTAAGTCTTCAGATGACACGTTTTCTGACAGTGCAGAGACAACTTCAGCTACCCCAGCTCTAAAGCCATCGTCCCACTTCTTTTGCTCTTCCATTTGGCTCTGAAAGTATGGAGGTGTTGGAGTCATAATATTTCCTATCTCTAAAGATAGGTTAATTTTATCAGTCTAGTTTTTCTCTGATTTGGCCCAAGGCATCTGGGTAAGGACACCCTTGTACCAGTCCCACCGAAAGTATAGGTTTTCCGGCCTACTGTAGCCTAGGAACTCCCTAGCTACAAGCCAGTCCAAGACTTCCTCGCGGCCCTCTTGCTTAAGCTTTTCGGCTTCTTCATTACTCACTTGGCCATTTGCCATCTAGAACCATCATTGCGATAACGCTATAGTTTGCAAGATCTAGGAAAGAGTCGCGCAAACTTTCGTTCTCTGGTGTTGCACCGCTGTCAATCAAGTGATTAATACGAGATAGCTTGTCATGCATACGAACCCTAAGACCATTCAAAGGACCTCCAGGAGCTCTAGAGATATTAAGTGGCCCATAGTCAGCCTGCTTCTTAACTAGAACTTGATAGGTCTCACTGTAAAACGGTTTAGATACTTCTTTAAATTGTTCAATGTCCATTAGTTTTTTCTCCCTATAATTTCGTTAACTAGATCTTTTGCACTTCTTTTGTCTTCACCAGCAGCTGCACCATACTTATGTAGTAAGCATAATAGTACAGAAGCATACAAAAGTTCGTCCATTAGCGCGAGTCCAGGGATCCAGTCAAAAGGATCAGGAATGATGATTAACGCGACAAGAACCCAAGTGGCACCCTTAACCAATACAGGAGCTCTCCCATACTGGGCAAGATGTGGTTTTGCAGCATCCTTAACTCTCTGTTTAAGAGTCAAGCTCGACTTTTTCTATAACAGTAATGGCGTCGAACATACCATGCTTTGTAAGTTCAGCAACCACCAAGTCTTGGAACCGTAAGGCTCCTTCTTGCATGATCATTTTTACAGCGAGCTCTTCGGCCTCACCAATGTCGACAAGTTCAACCTGCCGATCATACTTTTTTGCGTCCATCTATCTTTTCAATCTTTCGTACGATTGTTGTCCTACGCCAAGTATAACCACTTGTGGCGTCGATTCCTTCACAATCTAGGTGCATTATCTGCCCAACAGTAGCATTTACTGCCCGAAGATTGAACCACATATTATCCCCACGAAGCATTACCACTTCTAGCTCTAGCTCCTCTTCAGGAGCCTTACCCATCCCATCCCCCGGTGCGCGCTTAGCTATCCCACGATTGAGATTAATAATGTAAGAACTGGTTTCTGTGTAAACCTTATACACACCAGAAGTCTTACCCTCTAAGCTGTTCATCTTCTAATTGTATCAGACCTTCTTTTAGCTCTTCTTCCCCTAGGCTTTTTTCTTCTACTCTGTCTAAGAGCTTTAACTAGAATTAAATATGTAACCCAAGCAAAAGCGATCTCAAAGCCAACGTTCATTAGGAAGTCTGCCAATAGATGATGCGGGTCCGTTAGAATATCAATCCAAGTTTGCATTAAGGTGTCTCACTCCAACAGCAACCATCACAGGAGTGGACCGCATCTTCTCCCTCATATTCAAGTTCTGGATCCGGATGACCAATCCCGTGTATACAAATCCGTTCCATAACTTTAATATCACGTCGCCATGATCTAGGTGCATCACTTAGTGGGAGATCTCTAGGAGCGTGCTCAGTCATTTGGGTCATCTCGAAAAGTAGAAGTCATTTTATAAAACTCTAGGTCAGCATAAACCTGACGAGTTAGTTTATTTGCCTGATCCATCATAATCTTTGCAACTTCTACCTTCGCCCAAAGATCAGCAAGTTTCTCACTGTCTATGGATTTAGCGTATTCCGATGCGTCAAAGTTAAAGTCAAAACTTTCATTCATCTTTGTAGTCCGTTCTAGAGACTACCTGCTTGGCGATCTCTAAGGTCAACCTAGCATCCTCTTCCTCATCTGTCAAGGAGTGGTAGATCGTGTCCAACTCTTCATATATCCGGCCCTTCTCGAACATTACCCCCATCTCATACCCAAATTCAGAAGCTGCATCTAATGCTGCTTTTTGTGCGTTTTCTGCTACAGTTTTGGCGTCTATCACTTTCGCCATGTAGTCGCTTAAGTATGCGCTTCGTTCTTTAAAGTCCATGATGAAAGCCTACACTATCTAATCCAAATTCGCACCCCCCGAGCGCTTGGTACAATTGAGTGGGAGATACTATATCTAGGAGAGTTACAATGGCAAAAGCACAGTTCCCTATAGACGGGAAACAGGGGAAGGCTTGGAAGATTACAAGTCCTTTCGGATGGAGAGTGCATCCCATCGAAAAAATTAAGAAGCACCATAATGGCGATGACCTTTGGGGACCAGCCGAAAAGATTTTCTGTGAAGCTTGGCATGACGGAACTGTAGTCTATGCAGGCACATCAAAGCTTAAAAACGCTGACGGATCTTTAGGAGGAGTTGGATACTACGTAGACCTTCGTTGTAAAGTTAACGGTAAGTGGTACGTCACCCGCTACGGCCACATGGTAGAAGGATCTCTTAAAGTCAAGACCGGGCAGAAGATTGAAGCTGGAACGGTTCTAGGAGTCATGGGAAACACCGGAGCTTCAGCTGGAAGACACCTACACTTTGAAATTGTTGAAGGCAAAAAGCACGTCTGGGATCTAAAAGGCAAAGGCTTCGTTAGCCCAATTGCTTTTGTTAAGTCTGTTATCCAGCAGGAAAAGCTAATTGCAGAAGGTAAAGTTGCAACTCCAGAAAATGCTCCTGTCACCATAGCTCCAATCAACCACGAAGATGCGGAGCCTGTTGCGCAACACGCAACACCCGCACCAAAGAAAGCAGCACCAGCAAAGACTGCTGTAGCAGGAATTCCTTTACACCCACTAATCGAAAAGGAAGGACTAACTCCTGGAAGCCCAGAAGCAGTTCTAGCTCTTGCAAAATACTTTGTAGACAAGAAGTACGTCGAGGGACCAAAGAAAGACACCATGTTCGGTAAGTTCATGGGACTTAACTATGCTCCGTGGTGTGCGTCTTTCGTTTCCTACATCTTCCAGAAGTCTGGAGCAGGCTACATTGTACGCAACGCTCAGACCCCTAAGGGATACGTAGGCTGCACTGCAGGAATCAATGGTCTAAAGAAGAAAGGCTTTGAAGCCGTAAAGGTTACCGAAGCCCTTCCTGGCGACATCATATTCTTCGACTGGGAGCGCAACAATGACCCAGACCACACTGGAATTGTTCTTAAGACTAACCCTAAGAAGAAGACCATCACATGCTACGAAGGAAACACCACTAACGGAATGGGTGGATCACAGTCTAACGGTGGAGGCGTGTACAAGCGCGACCGTCGCTACGACCAGGTTCACGTTGTTATCCGTCCGAAGTTTAAAGCTACTTCGGCCCCTCAGCCAGCTACACCTAGTGCAGATGGAACAAACCCGACAAAGTAATAAGCAACAAGTAGAGCTGGCATCTAGGACATCCTAGGTGCCAGTTTTATTTTATGGGGCTACTCGACCATTCATGTTAAATGTCTTATAAGTAATTGGCATCTTTTCAGCAAAGATAGCTTCCATCTTTTCTGCAACCATTTCAATCTCAGCCTGTGGGTAAGAAGGAAACTTAGACCACTCAACGGAAGTACGCAAGCTCAAAAAGTTCATCAGGGCACGAGCGTTCATTGTTACAAACATAGAAGAGTAAAGTCCAACTGGTAGTACAGTTCTGGCTACTTCTCGAGCAACTCCCTCTTTTAGTAGCTTTTCGTAGGAAGAGTATGCCTCAGTAGCAATTCGCTTTATGTCAGCAGGTAGTATCTTTTTCTGCCTGTAGGTCCCCTCTTCAAAAGTATATGAGCCAGGTTTACCAACCTGAACTAACTTACGGCTCTCTTTAGGGACATAGAAAATAGGAGCCAACTCTTTATAGCGTCCAGACTCCTCATTGTATGAAGCAATCCTGTGACGCATAAACTCACGGAAGACAAAGATAGGTGCCTCGATATAGAAGGTAAAAGCATTGTGCTCAAACGGAGTACCATGACGATCTTTCATTAAATAGTTAATCAGTCCAGCATCTCTTTCAGGAGTACTAGTTCCGCCACCAGTGGACACTCGGGCAGACTTAACAACGCTAGAGTCGTCGCCCATAGACTGAACAAGCTCAACCGTCATACTAGATCTAAATATAATTTCTGTCATTTAATACTTCCTCTTAGTTGAATATTTCATATGTATATCGCTAGGACTGTGGACAAAACCTTCAGGTAGCTCTGTTTGTTTTATAAAGCAAGGAAACACGTAGCGAAAGGGACCGGGTCCAGGAGGGTTCACTCCATGAGGGTGTGTCTCACCCGATGAGAAAAACAGCATTGAACCAGCTTCAGGCTTAACTTCTAGCCCCTGCTCAGGGAATATGACTTCCCCGTGAACGTAATCATCATTCAAGTAGATAACTGCAGCGTAAGCAACATACGGATCAACATGGTTATCTACGTGAACTTTAAGATCTGACCCTTCGTATTGACGTTGAATAGTGCCTAGGCCATTAAAGTACAAGTTTGGGTCATAGGAGATAATCTTTGTAATAGCGTCATTAACTTTGCCTAGTATCGGGAGATTCTCGACTCTAACAGTTTTATCTGCCCAATCAAAAGTGATGGCGAGTTTGCCTTCTTTGTTTAAAGTTTCAATATCCCGAGTGCCATATTCTCGCTCCGCCCTATCGCGCAGGTGGTCCATGTAATGACCCAACCAGTCTTCTTCAGAAAGACTTTCAATGTAGTCAAACACAGGCTTTAGATCTTCGTCATTTACAAGATTTCGCACTAGCCAAACTTCGGATGCAAGCTCTTCTACTTCATAGCCAGCAGCAGTAAAGGCGTCTACATTAAATACAGGACTCATATAACTAAGTATAGGCCATCCCCGGGCTCAACCCGATAGAAGTGATTTTAGCCCTGAATTTGACTCAATAATCTCTAGTAAATTAGACGAGCTTCCATCGCTACTTATTGAGACATGGTTTAAATCAAAAGCTTTTGAGATCTCATAATACAATGTTTGAACCATACCAGGAGTTACCGCTGGGTCCCCATGAAATAGTTCAACAGCAAACTCCACGACAGTAGATCCAGGATGCATAAAAATAGAGGCCAGCAAAGATGAGCTGGTTACAGAAGCAAGGACTTTGGCAGACGTTATAATTTCCAACTGCTGATCATAAGTTTCAAGGTCTTCAGGGTATATAACAGTAAAACCAAGAGTGCGCATGTAGTCCTCTAAAACTTCTTCTTGAGAGATGCGATCTCCGAACGTGCTACTTAAGAGCGTCTTACCCCTACTCAGGTATATTTTTTCAGAAGGAGTTTTCTGCTCTATTTCACTTAAAAATACATCTCTAACTCTTTTTAAAGTATACGGAGAACTAGCAATGCTCTTGCAGTGAACCACAAAGTTGTTTGCAACAGCACCGGTATTTACCTGCTCAACTTGAGGAGTAAAGGTAATATCATGTCCCAAGCTTTTCAGTTTTCTAGAGAAGAATTCAAGAAGGGTCCCCGTGTTATTTCTTAGTGCGGGAATGCTTTCTGGACCAGCGCTAAATATAAAATGAATCTTTTCAGGCGAAGTGTCAATTTCATATATGGCGCAACCCAGTACTTCCGAAATTAAATGACCATACGTAACATCTCCCGGAAGAAATACTTTTCTTTTTTTAGATATATAGCTTTGACTTACATCTTGCCCACCATAATCAGAAACTACTATCGACTGCCGGGTCATGTGGATATACTTAATATTTTCCCCTAGGTGACTGTCGGCAAACCCATAGGTTGGGTGCTCATTAACCCCAATACTCATATTTTATCCCTACACTTTTTTGTTTACAAAAGCTGGAAGCGCATACCTAACAGGTCCAGCTTCTACTGGAGTAACTCCATGTAGGTATTCGTCAGCCGAAGGGAAGACTATTAAGTTACCAGCTTCTGGTTTAAACAGCACATCAATAGTAGGAAAGTGCAACTCCCCGCCATTGAAGTCTCCATTAACGTACATGACAGCAGCGTAGGCCACAAGAGGATTAGACAAGCTGTCTACGTGATACCCAAGGTCGATACCCTCATACTGCCTTTGAATAGATCCAGCGCCCTGTAGCTCTAGATCTTTTAAGTTTTCAAAGATTTTACCAAGCCTAGTATTAATACTGTTGCAGACAGTTTCATCTTTAATAAGGGCGTTTTTATCAACCCAATTCGAATCTATTTTAACAGGATGACCTAGCTCCTGGGCCTCTTCAATAGTGTCTACACCATATTGATTCTTAATAAACTCGTAAAGACTTTGAGTGTACTGAACACTCCAATCATCCTCGCTCATGCTCGAGAACTGATTGGTTAAAGTTTCGATCTCATGATCAGTCAGAAAATCTTTTACTACGAATATGCCAGGGTATATCTCACTAGCGGTTAATCCAGCATTCGAGAAGTCGTCTAAAGCTAAAGATGCGTCTTTCATATGTTTAATTATAGACTATCTGTCAGTGAATCCAAGTACAACTTTAAGTCCTCAGGAGTCCCTAGAGGTATCATCTTGTCCACAGGGTAGACACCTACAGATTTTCCATCAAGAATTGCCTCGTTATATACCGGAGTCACATAAAACTCACCGTTGACTCTAATGTCCTTTTTAATCATTTGCTCTGCGTACTTGACAAAATCTGAGCCATATCTCCAATAATAAATCCCAACAGTGGCCTGGTCACTAATTGGATTCTTTTCAGCCACCTCGACTACATGACCACTCTCGTCTGTTTTAGCATAAGACCACTGGTCACCCTCGGCTGTAAAAGTAGCAATACTTCCATCTAAGTTTCTATTCTCCCCAGCATCTTTGAGGAAATCATTTGGCACCCACTCTACAATTTGATCTGCGTTACAGATTACTAACAAGTCATCGTTGTCTATGTAGTCTTTTGCAACTAGTACAGTAGCTGCCGCCCCCTCTGTAATCTCATCTACTTCAAGCACAATAACTTCTAAAGACGGAGTCATCGCTGGGAGGAGCTCAGTAAGGTTGTACTTTTTATTGTGTTCGGCCTGCACTACATAGACATAGCGAGCGCCGATGCCCATGCTCCAGACTGCCTTCTGAACCATAGGAAGCCCGGTTACATCAATCAAAGGTTTAGGCAATTCGTAGCCAGCATCGGAAAACCGACTGCCACCCCCGGCCATGGGAATAACTACGTTTGTCATAGGGAAAATCTCCTCAGCTTGCGTTCCGGTAATATAGTCTAATACTACGTGAAACTAGGAGACTTAAATATGGAACCCACCTACGAAGTGCTAGAGGGGAACATCTCTGCAGACGAGCTACGCCAGCTTAACGAGATGGTAATAAAAAATTCTGGCTACGACCCGAAGCCTTTATTTGAGGGGTCTGGACTTATAGAAAGTTTTTCAGTAGAGGTTCCAGAAAACTATCCTATATCTATGGATCCAAACAAAATCTTACTTAAAGTTTTGAATATTGTAAAAGACTACTTTTTAGATAAATATGACATGCTGGGGACACTAACGTTTAATCGGATGTTTGGTGTCACCATGTTTGAGGGGGCAGTTCTACCTGCACACAGGGATGAAGACGCAAACAACGATGGCATATTTGATGGAATGAAGCGGTCTCACGTTTGCAGTCTTATTCTAAACGATGACTATGAAGGCGGGGAACTTGTGTTCCCAGATCAGAACACTTCTGTAAAAGCAAAAGCTGGAGACATGGTTGTCTTCCCTGGCTATTATGTTTCGCACGGAGTTGCAGAGATTACAAAAGGAACACGTAGAGTTCTTCTAGTTTTCTTCTACGACGTTCTTTCTTAACTCAATAGAAAGCTTTTAACAGCTAAATTTGTTTCTATAGAGTTAATTACTTCGGAAGCAACTCTAGAATTAGAAATTGAAAGATAGTTTTTTCTATTTACTTCGGACAAGACTTTGTAGTGGGAGTGGATCCTGCTATCCTCCAACGGGGTAGAAAGCTCTACTATGCAAGTATTTGGTGCCATAACTACAGAGGCAATTAATGAAGAGCTAGTAACAGAGGCTAAAAGTTTAGCTGACGCTATTAGCTGCAGCTGATCAGCAAAAGACTCTATGTCCTCTGGGTATACAATTTCAAATCCAAGACTTTTAAAGTAAGCTTCTACTTGCTCTTCATCATCTATTCTGTCAGTGAATTTATATTTGTTTTCGTCTCTATACTTACTCATGCCAATCGATGTTGTCGTCTCAGACAGAGGGATCATCATATGTTTGTTACCAATATAAGTTGTAGTCTTACCCCTACTTAAATAGATTTTTTTACTAGGAGGTTTAGAGTAGTCAAGACCGCTAGACAAGAAAGCACCAACCCTAGAACCGTTATCCGGGGCAATGTGATGCCACATTTTGTATAAGACAAAGTTATTTATGACAACCCCACCATCATCTATAAACTCGACTTCATGACCTAGATCAGTGAACCTCTTGACTAAGTACTTTGTGAGACTTTCAGATCCTTCTAAAATTCGTTCCCTATGGTCAGCGCTTTGGGCAAAAACAAAAATGAGCTTTTCTTTAGTTAAAGACATTTCTTTTATGGCCATATCGACCCAAAACATTAGTATGTGGCCATACGAATCAGTATTGTCAAAAACAATTTTTCTTTTGTTAGAAACCAAAAACTTAACAGAGTTGGAGCCCACTTTACTGGTATTAAAGTCTTCCACTCTAAATCGATTTGCACTGTGGCCATTTCTTCTTAAGAGCTTTGTCTCGCTATGCCAAGTACCAGCATGAGCTTCTACATCATGTTTAGCCCTCATGTTGCACTCCCTGGTGACACTCACACGAGCACCTGTGCCTAGGAAACTCCACTATACACTCCTCATCATTTCCATCCATACACCATCCAAATAGGACTTTCTTCTCTGCTGCTTCGTCTGCAACAGTAGTGGCGTTTATATTTTCACGTTCAGACATCTCAGCTCCTACCCCAGTCCACACCCAGCCACACACGCTCGTGTATGTAGTACAGCACAAAGTTAATTACGTTCGACACAACAGTCAGCGACACCGCGAAAGCCCAGCTCCCGGTCATGGCATAGCCAATCAACAGGGTGCTAACAACTGCAATTACGCGCCAAGTCAGAGACTTAGCCAGCGAACGTTTTTTACTTACCATATTCCCATATCATAACACAGCCCCACACTTAGGGACCTTATGATATATAATTACCATATGTTCAGCGAAAAGCATAACAAAAATCTTTTAAAAGAGTCTATAAGAAATAGAACTGTCACAGTTTTCCCAAAACACTACTCTAATTTCCCAGACAAATGGGACTATTTTATCAACTTTATTGACTTTGGCTCGCAGCAACCAATGCCTAAATCAAGACAAGAGGAGATGGAAGAAGGCGACGATAATAGTCAATTTAGAAAAGGTCTAGTTGCTTTCTGGGGCTATATGACAATCCTTATAGATAGACCACAAGAAGACTTTTTCCCAGGGCTTGAAGAAATAAAGTCAGATCTTGTCTCTACTTTTAATAAAGAACCAAGCGGGTCCCTTGCAATTATTAGCTTAAGTAGCTCAGAAAAGAAAGTCGAGAGACACGAAGACGATACTGATAATGTCTACACACAATGCGTAGGATCCGTCACATGGAGAATCTACGTCGGAGACTCAAAAGAATACACTGACTATGAACTAAATCCAGGGGATGTAATCTTTGTACCATCTGGTACGTCTCATGAAGTATTTCCAAATACCCCAAGAAGTGCAATCGTATTTGTCTTTAAAAAAGAAGATGACATCGTTTAAGATTCTGAATTATGTCCCCGCCATCGGACTCGAACCGATACTGTACCGATTTTAAGTCGGCTCTCTCTGCCATTGGAGTACACGGGGTGTCTTAATTACTAAGACTTTTTAGCTACATACCCCTCAACCCAATCAAGGCCGACTGGATCTCCGGTTAAGGCACTAGCTGCATAGAAAGAGACCCACTGACCTTTTGCTAGGCAAACAGTAGTTCTAGCCTCTGTTTCTTCGCGATCAAATTTGCCAGTGCCGTCTCCTCTATCTCTTGCAAAGGATGTGGACATAGCTAACAGGTCCCCTGTGTCGGTAACTAGAACTTTGTCAGCAGAAAACCCGACATCCCTTCCGTCAGTCAAGGTAGCTATATAAAAATACTTTCCGTATCTCCAAGCATTCTCATATGATAAAGTCTCTTCCGAGAGCCTAAGTGCAGATTTTTGTTTCATTTGCGTCTCCTATCTATATTTGTTTTTAACGCAAAAACACTGTATCACAGGTTACCCCACTTTGGCAAGTTAAATAATAATCCCCACTGCCGACTGCACCACAGGGGACAACTTTTTAGATAGTGCTTCATAGAACATAGAGAGCGGAAACTCGTCTTCCATAACTTGGTCAGTAAGATCACCAGGCGTTCCAGTAAGGGGTAAGTCCTTAGTGGCCCACTTAGACGCAGGATGCGGCGGCAGCCATTTAGATACCAAATCATATGCTGCCAGCCAGTGCACGGTTCTAGGTCGATCAATCGAGTTAAAGTAAAGCTCGTTTATATCATCAGAAAGGCGTATAACCGAGTCAGCAAGTCTCTCCCAGTCTATGGTCAGCTTAGTGTCCACCCAGTGAATAACTTTGTTCTGGTGTAAGTATGCAAAAAGCAGTTGACCAGCCACGGAGTCATAGTTTCGCTCCCTGCCATTAGTCAGTGGAAACCTAAAGATGCGGTCAAACAAGACAGCATATTGAACTAACCGAGCATGCTTTCTAGCTTCCGGATCTGCATCCACATCATTGACAATCGCAACACACTCTCTAAATGCTGTTAGATCACAGCGGAGCTCCTCGAGCGCATACAAAAAGAAAGGCATGCGCTGCTTAATCATAAAAGGATCAAAGGGCAGATTGCCTCGCATATGAGCGCGGTCATGAATCAAGTCCCACAAAACAAAAGTATGCTCTGCTAACTCCCTGTTTGTTAGTAAGCTCTTAGCCTCTAGAGGAAGATCAAGGTTTGTTATCTCACTCGCGGATAGTGCCACTCTTCTTAATCTAGCGGCCTCCCTGTCAGCGAAAATTCCGCCCCAAGTAAACTTAGGGGCAGACTTAGTTGCAACCGACTCGGGGAACAGAACGGCCGAGTTTGTTAAATACCCTGAGCTAAAGCTTAAAAACCTAATAGGAATAAATGCAGGGTTTGTATAACTTTTTTCTACCCGAGCAATAAAGTCTGGCCAAATAACCTCAAACGCCACAGCCTCTACATATCGATTATTAGAGCCGTTCTGTGTATAAGTGGGAAACACCACTATGTGCAAAACATTGTTGGCTCTGTTTTGTTCTGGCTTAAACTTAGACAAAGACTCATAAAAGTCAGGGGTCTCAAAGCCAGAGTCGGCCCAGTCTTCAAAGTCAGAAGCGCAGGCTAGAAGATACTCCCGGTCGTGCGTAAGCTCTCTAGAGATATTACGTAGCTCGTTAGCCAGCTCTTTTACCGCGATTAGACAGGCATCATGTTTAGAAACATCAGGAATGCTTCCATCTTGCACCTGATACGTCCTTAGGGTGGCAGCAGCACCCTTAATGGTTCGCCAAGAGCGGGAACTAGTCAACTGGTAATTTAGCATAAGTTAATTGTAATCACATACCGTGAAGTCTAGACCGCTAGCTTTAGCCCTGCTTAGGGTCTTAAATCTTTTTTAATTCTTGTTATAACTGACTCATGATAGTTACTAATTCCGCCCCTAAACAGGGCTGGCATCCTGTCATTTTGATTGTTGCTTCGCTTCCACTTTTTCATAAAAGCTTTAATCTTAAGAGCGTGGGCAACCTCAACTTGGCCGTCAGCTCCCATCTCTAGGAAACCAATTCGTCTCCACGAGTACAGCGTATGGGGGGACATTCCTATAGCTTCAGCTACCTGACGTATGTTACCTCTTTCAATCATAATTTCTACTTCTTAGTCCTCTGATAGTACTCTCTGTGCTTCTTGTTGTAAGCCGGTCTATCTCTCTCGCGCTCTCTTCTTTTTGATTCTCTGTTAGAGTCTCGTTCGCAAACAAGACAGGTGTGCTTCTTGGGGTGGGTGTTCTCAGGAGTTCTAGGGTGGCCTTTTTTGCAGTACGGATCCTTACTAGGAATTCTCACTACATTTCGGCCTTTGCTTATTGCATCTCTAGCATTATCACGAGCACTGCCTAGACTTAAGTGGTTTGGGTTGACGCAGGATCTAATATCACAGGAGTGCATAACGTGATCTTTAGGACCAGACAAAATTCCATCATTTTTAGCTAAAGCCCAAGATATCTTGTGAGCAGAAACTCCTTTACCGTTTATAGCAAAAGAACCATAGCCCTTACTATTTACCGCTCTAGTCCAAAGCCAGCATGACTTTTCATCTTTTATATCTACCTTTGCCCAAAACCTGGCTAAAGCTTCGGGAGTTAAATTTAGTGCTGTCATTTTTTCTTTTCCTTTCTGTCGAGACTGTCGGACTTGAACCGACGACCGAACGGTTATGAGCCGTTTGCTCTAACCAGCTGAGCTAAGTCTCGTTTTCTTATAACATACACATTATCCTAAAACTTTTAAAAAAGATCTTTATATTTCTCATACTCGTCTTCAAGACCAATTGAGTGCCACCAGTCTCGAGGAGATTTAATGGCCTTTAACACTTTAAAAGGACCAGAATTACTAATCATAGCTGCAAAAATCTTGGGGCACACTACAGACAAATCATCTTTCTGGATGCCCCAACTATCACGAAAATTCCTATTGTGGCTCTCCGGCTCACTACTGTAGACCGTTTCATAATACCTATCTGGTTCATGATTAATAACTTTCTGCGTCACCATCAACCTCGAGGTCCAACCCAGCATAAACATTTCAAAAGATAGGAACGGCTCTTCTTGGTCATTTTGCCAGAGTTCGCCCCATCTAATCTCATCTGCAAAGGTTCCTCTAGTGAATATCATTCCAGCTTGAACATAGTCTGAAACAGGCATCTCTTCAGTCTCTAATAAGTCTTTGTATATTAAATCTTTCATAACAAGCCTCGGGATATTTACTTCATTATCTAAGCTGACAGACATCTGATAGTGAATATACTTCATGGTGCCATTCTTGTGCAAAATTGAGCCAGGCTCGTAAGCCTGTAGTACTGTCTTCTTGTCATTGAATGACTCTAAGCTGCGGATTAACTCTTCGTCCCAGCCTTCCGCCAAAAAGGTGTGAGAATCTATAGATAGATAGTAGTCTTCGCCAGCATACAACTTATTAAGGATGCTTCTAAGCCTGTATACCCCTGGCCTATTTTCAGGGTGTATAGTCAACAATCTTAGGTTTTTACTAGGAAGCCCCGTAAGATCTGGCATTGGAATTTCATTATCGTACTGAGCACCAATAGCAACAAACACTCTTTCAGGGTTCAAGGCATTTTGAAATATTGAATCAAGAGTCTCCCTAAGCACTGGATCTCTATAAGCAGGGACCATAACAAAAATTGTTTTGTTTAGGTAACTCACCTCTTACCCCCTATTTTTGCAAAATCAGTGTTTGACATGTATACTTTTTCCTATGGTAATAATGACGTTCACTACTTTCTAGTATAGGAGAATAATATGACAACTGAAGAAAAAAGTCAAGCCGCTACCAAGATCAATCCTCGCGCAGGGCTACTTCGCGGAGTTCGCTTATGGCCAGACCCAGACGGAATCCTAGACAGCCCGTTCGAAGAGCAAGGCCAGAAGATGGGCTATGTCTATGTGTACGGCGAAGAGGAGCCTGCAGTGTTTGACGGAACAGCTTGGCACCCAATTCTTGTTGACTCCCTTGATTGGAACTCAATGCAGGATGAAGTTGCAGCTCAGTACTACAAAGTAATAAAGCACGCGGAAACCAATAAAGAGTACGAGGATCTAGCCAACTATATAAATGGAACTAATTACTAGTTAATTACGTCTCCACCAGCTACATCTTCTGCAAAAAACTGAACTGAAGAGATGTTGCCTTTTCGCGCAAAGAAGAATACTAGGACTTTTCTTAGGCCACCAGTGACGGTCTTTACTTCGTGTATGTGGTCTATGTCGCCTCTAAAGTAGACCAGCTGGCCTGCTTTAGGCTTTATCAATATATTTTGTAGAGGAAACTCTATCTCTCCACCAGTGAAATCTACCCCTACGCTATTTAGATAGACAAGAGCAGAAAACTCCAACTCTTCTTCAATGCCATCATCTCTCCAAGGAGAGCCATCTAGTTTTGTACTATCCGAGTGAAGAGGGTTACTTCCACCCTCTCCTAGCTCTTGGTAGTTGCAGTTTACTAAATCCATCTCGACGCCAAAGTGTTCTTCCATGGAAACTCTGACTCTTTTGTATACGTCTTCTAAAGCTCTAACGGTTTTTTCTGATTCAGTGCCCTCGAATCCCGGGACAGCAGGAGTCCCACTACCGACAGAAGCAGCTATTGCAGAGGTCTCGTATCCCAAAGCTCCACGCATTGCCTGCCTAGGGCTGTCCTTTAGCATAGGGTCTAGGAACTCTACTAGCTCTACTATCAAGCTACTGTCTAGAAAATCGTCTATTACAATCGGTCCCATAAATTTATCCATAACCACTAGTATACCTTGGGCTAGGGTAAAATGATATAACAAGCCCAGTAATTACGATCAAACCGAGGATAAATGAGCACCATAGAATCCATCTACGATATACCACTTAAGTCCCTAGAGGGAGAAGAAAACTTTCTATCCAAGTTCAAGGGCAAAGTATCTATGATTGTCAACGTAACGGCCGACTGCGGAAACTCCCCTCAGTTAGAGACCCTAGAAGAGATATATAAAAAGTACAAAGATCAAGGCTTTGAGATAGTTGCTGTGCCAACTAACGACTTTTGCGGCCCTGGGATTACTTACAACGAGTACGCAGAAAATGGCATTAGCTGTGGAGAAGACGCCAAAGACTATGCAGTAAACAAATACAACGTAACATTTGAGTTTTCCGAGCTAGTCACATCTAATCCCCACGAGACTTGGAGAGAGAAGCGTAACAACTACGCTGAGACCCACGAGCTCTATAAGGAGCTTACAAAAGACTCCAACGAAGCGATGGGCGGGAACTTTGAGAAGTTTTTGGTAGACCGAGATGGAAAGCTAATTAAGAGATTCCACAACTATACGCTGTTGGACTACTACCACAAAAACGTTACTGAAGGTATCGTAGAGCCCATGCAGAACCAAGATCATCCGCCACTTACTTCAGAAGAAGCTTACAATCTAATCTGCTCAGAGATAGAAAAACTTCTCTAAACTCCTGTAGATCCAAATCCGCCTTCGCCTCTGTCGCTTTCAGTAAGGGCGTCTACTGGATTAAACTCAACGGTTTCGACCTTTTGCACAACAAGCTGAGCAATCCTATCTCCAGCCTGAACTTCAAAGTAGCTATCCGTTGTGTTGTAGAGAATTACCCCTACCTCACCTCTATAACCAGAGTCGATAGTCCCAGGAGTGTTAAGCACAGTGATTCCACTTTTTAGAGCTAGACCACTTCTAGGGTGTACCAGACCAACATACCCATAAGGAATTGCAATCTTTATCCCAGTCTTCACAAGTGCACGACCGCCAGCAGGTATAAGCGCATACCCACTTGAAGTCAGGTCCGCACCAGCATCCCCATCCCTTGCATACTTAGGAATAGATCCGCCTTCTAGGACTTCGATGTCAACAATAGGGGCGTTTACAGTTTTGCATGAACAACTCATTTTTGGTCTAATCCTCACCATTCTCTAGCTCTGCCTTCTTGGCAGCTTTCTTCTCTTTGTACTCTACTGCAAGATTGCCTACAGTTTGGTTTTTATAGTGAACTGTTTTTATCTGCCCCACCCTAAAACTTCTCATAGACTCGGCTCCCTTAGGGCCACCCCAAACATCTATCCACTCGGTGGTAGGAGTGGTGACTTTCTTTACAAACCTAAATCTTCCCCGGACGCCACGAATTTTTACTTCAGTGCCAAGAGTGACGTTTCTCCCATTGACTTGGATCGAGGTTTCACAGACCCAAGCATCGTTAGGCCTTGGACCTGACGGCTCCTGGCTTTTTCTTCGACCCAACTTCAGGCTCCTCTTCTAGTTGCAACCACTCTATAACCTCTGGATTGTCTTTGATGAACAATAACATAGGAGATTCCCAAATGCCAATAAAATGATGTTCCCAGACTTCATACTCATCTTTGCCACTAGGTTGCTTCATTCCCGCAGCATGTACCATCCCTAGAGCATGAATCACTTCGTGTAGGAGCGTCTGCTGTTTTTTAGTGAAGGCAATAGAGGCGTCTATTACTATTAAGTTCCCCTGGTCCAAAGTGTAACCATAAGAGTTATCGTTAAGGGTGCCGTCTTGCTTTACGCTACGCTCTTCGACCTTAAAGATCTGCGCACCAATTTTTACTCTGTTTGGGATTGACATAGGGCCAGTCTACCCGAAATTCTAGGAAAGCAGTAGAACGGCGTTTAGGGCCAGTGATATGGCCCTTTCGGGGTCATCTAGGTGCAATGCAGGGGTCCCAGCAAGCATTAACCCAGCTAAAATCTTAGCATCATTTTCAGTTAAGTCAAATGTTTCTAACATTGGATCAAAAGCAATCCTGGCATCGATTGTCCAGATTTCACCAACCGTAAATAGTTCATAACCGTTGTCCGACCTTACAAGTTTGTAGTGACCCTCTACTATTTTGTCGTACCAGCTATAGCAACTCTGAGCCAATTTAGCTATGTCATAAGCCTTAGGGCCATATATCGAAGGTTCGTTAAATCCTCCTCTAGGATCTAAAACTTTAATCTTTTTTAAGTCGTTGCTAATCAGTATGTTGGAGAAGCAAAAATCACCATGCAGCAAAGAAACTTCTTTAGTTACCCTAAACAGCACTCCCATTTGAGATATTAGTGAATCTGCTAACCCCCTTCTTGCAACCCCATTTACAATACATCCGTTAAAGAATATGTTTCTAAGCTCTTTATTGTCTAGCCCACGAGCTCTTTTTAGCGCCTTACCTATAAAGATCTCGTAAAGGTAGGAAAAAGAGGTATCCTCTAAGTTTTCATTAAATGACATATAAGCTTCGCTTATTGAAAAGAATATAGAGGCCCACTCCTCCGAAGATAGCTCCCTGCTATTGACTAGCTCAGTTATAGTAGTCCATTCTAGATACTCCATCTCGTACCAAGAAAAGTCCTCAGAATACCTATATAGTTTAGGCATAAGCTTCTTTACTCCATCAGGAGCATCTACGTAAAATAGGATTTCGTTTTTAAGCTTTTCTACGTCCGTGGATGACTTACGGACCACACCACGCTCAGCATCAATATCAACCTTGTTAAATGACCTAGGCTTCATCTTTTGATTCCCCAACAATAGTGGCGTCTACTATATTCTTTACAGTTGACGCGTACCACTTTCTACCATTCTGCGTAGGCACCTCGTCCCTGTTCAGATCATCAGCAATCTTTCCATAGGCGCGTCCACGATTTCGCTCCGACAAGATGCGCTCCTTGACCTCAGCTGGAGTCTTGTTCTTAGGCCCCATATCCACACCCCAAACAATCCCCCGCTCGCGGCGGTCTTTATGCACGTCTTTCTGGCGAGCAGCAATAATGCCTCGCTCCATCTCAGCGAGCGCCGACATCACCGTCACAACGAAGCGCCCCTGGTAGGTCGAGGTGTCTAGGTTTAGGTCCAACATGATCAACCTCCACCCCTCCTTGTTGGCTCTATCCACGATATCCAAGAAGTCTGTAGTCGACCTAGCAAGTCTGTCTATTCTTGTAACAATAAGGGCGTCTACTTCTTTGCGCTTCAAGCGCCCCAACGTCTCTGTCAAAGCCGGCCTACCAGTAATCGACTTACCAGACTTACCCTCTTCACGCACCAGCTCCCATGATTCAAAGCCATGGAACTCAGCAGCGTTCACCATTGTGCGTTCCTGCACGTCTAGCGACACTCCATCGCTCACTTGTAGCGCTGTAGATACTCGAGCATAGAGGAGGGCTTTTCCGGCTCTAATAGGGGCGTCCACTATTTCAGCTCAAAGTTTTTATCTTTTGTTGTCCAGAAGCACAAGCTATACCTGTCTTCCTCGACAGGCTTAACGTAGTGCATTCCAGTTGTTTTACTAGGGAAGAATACAAGATCGCCCTTCTCTGGCTTGTGAGAGTAGTTTAAGCTGACAAACTTAAGCTCACCGCCAACTTTTAGAGTGTTTAAATATAAAACAGCGCTGTACTCAAAGTGAAGGTTTACTCCGTTATCTACATCAGAGTGCATCCCCACCTCAGCCCCAGGATACTGTTTGGCCACAAACATAGAGCACATATAGAGATCATCAGTGACGCTATAAAAATCTTTAATCTTGTCTAGTATTTTAGAGATTAGACTACGTACTTTAACTAGTTCCTCCCCCTTAAAAAGATCCATAGTGGGCCTAGCAAGAAGCTTATTCTTAATGTCATTTTCATAGTTACCAAAGATTAGTGTTCTTCTTTTCCCGTCTTGGACAACCATAAAATTGTCTAGCTCATCTTTTTCAAGCCTGTTTATCAAGTCTATGTAGTAAGAAATGTCTGCATCGTCAACAAACCCGGGGGCCACTTCTATTTTGTCTAATTTCATATTTACAGTATACAAAGAAAACTCTCCCTCTGCAAAGGAATAGGGGCGCTTATAGTTCTTGCTATACTGTAAAAATGATAGAAAACAGATTCCCGGACTACATAATTGATGATAATTTCTTGAGTTTAGAGGACTTGGCTGAGCTAAAAGATTCTATTTTAGAGCTCCCATTCTCCTTAAACCCATCAATCGGGGCAGCCAACGATGGGATTTATGGAATAGAAGGACCTAACTTCTTAGATAGACTAGTTGTAGTCTCTGAGCCCGATCCAGAAGACATAAACAGTCCACTTCTCCCCCTAGCCCACAAGCTAGTAGACAAGTTCTGCGACAAGCATAACTTTAAGGTTTTAGACTTTTTTAGGACAAGGGTCAATCTAACACCTCTTTCAAAAGACAATAGACCACTAACCCCCCACGTAGACCTAAGAAACAGATATAAGCACTACATTCTTTTAATATTTCTAAATGACTCTGACGGAGATACCATTATGTATGACCTAAAGGTGGACGGAAATATTCACAAGCAAGAAGAGCTAAAGATTATGAAAAGGCTCTCCCCTAAAGCCGGTAGGGCAGTACTTTTTGATGGAGACTACTTCCACGCATGGGAACACCCAAAAGACCACGACTACCGGCTAAGCATGATAGCCAACATTAGCGTTGAAAAGCTGTGAGAATAGGGCAGCAAAGACGCCTATTTGTCACTATTTTGTACAACCTTAGGTTTAAGTTTATACAAGGTTTTTGTACACTACCTTTTGTACATTAACTATACAAATGGCGGGCACCAACGTGCTATATTTAGTACCTTAACGAGTTGGAATATAGTTAACTCTGCCTATTAAAACCTCTTTAGCGTTAACGACAGCCATCACTCTATAAATGGCAACTGCACCAGGTGCATCTACTACGGTCCTACTAGTAGCTCCAGCTGGAGAGATTGCAAATAGCCTCCAAGCCGGTCTAATAGAGCCAGTCTTATAGATTCTGTATTCAGTAGCATTAGTGACTGGCACCCACTCTAGTTTTGCTCTAGATGATCCAGGCGCTTGCTGAGAGATCTTAACGGCTTCACTGGATGCAACCACTGTGGATGCTAGTAGATATCCTCTACTAACAGCTTGCGCCGGAGCTACGAGAGCTACAGACGAAGATAGGACTAGTGTTGCTAGCCCTAGAACTGTAAGTGTTTTCCATATTCTTATCATGGAGTCAAACTAGCAAATTAAGGTAGATAAGTCAAATAGACTATAAGTGTATCATACTTAAAGATTATGTCAAGTTTTAGTGAATAAGAAAGCGAGCCCATTTCAGGTTTTTTGAGGAAAGCTCGTTTACTGATGGGCCCGCTTCTTGGAGAGGTTAAGTCTCCGCTCCTCCCCGTGGATTCGAACCACGAACCATTCGATTAACAGTCGAACGCTCTGCCGTTGAGCTAGAGAGGATTATTAGTTACTTTACAGCAACTAACCTACGCTTGACTGGGTCAAACATCTTGGGGTGCTTTTTTCTAGCTTTACCATTATTGCGATCTGCGCCAGAATTATCTTTTACCGGGGTGGTAGGTTTTCCCCCGCCTTTACCTTTTGCCATTACTCTCCTTATACGTCAATGCCGCGATTAGTAGCTCTCCAGGTTGAAGGAGAGTGGTTTGTCTCAATTGCTGCTTTATGATCATCATCTTCATAAAGCCTAATAATGTGCAGACAGGGGTCGTTGCCTTCCTCAAATTCTGCATCTTCTGGCTCAGACGTCGGAAGACCGTCATGGGTGTAGCAAACGGCAGGGCCGCACCACCCATTAGACACTCCGACTTTAAGCCACTCTTCGAAATCAACACTTCTATCAATATCAGTCATAAAGACACCATAACACAAAAAGAGGGCCACACCAAATTGATGTAGCCCTCTTTTTAGGGGTTAATTACTTAGAAGTTTCGTACTCTTCGTCGTCTTCGTACTCGTCCTCATCGCTAGAGAAGGAGTTTAGGTCATCCTGAGTGGTTTCCTGCGCCGGAACTGACTGTGAGCTCTGGGCAGAAAGTTCAGCCTCAGCGGAGCTTGCAAATGCACGGTTAATTTCGTCGTTGCTCAAGTCGCCGTCAACTACATAAGATCTAGATAGTGACTCGGCGACGTCCATTACGCCGATAAAAGCTGCAAGCATAGCTGCCTGCCAGAGTTCAACTCCAGCAATGCTACCACCAGCAAGGGTTCCGCTTACGCGAAGAATGATAAGAGCTATAGTCCTCTTAGCGACTGTTGTTGCAATATTCAATGTGTCTCCCTGGGTAGAGTTAAATAGGTTAATTGCCTCTCTCCCAGGCTCTTCTATTTTACCGCGTTTTCGATTCTCTTAGTGGAGTCAGTCCCAGAGAGCGTTGTAGCTTAACTCCCCTACCCCGGCGGATAGCGCGACGTTCGTTCTCTGTAGTTCCCCCCCAGATCCCATGCTGACCAGTAGTCATTGCATACATTAAGCAGTCAAGTTTTAACGGACACTCATTGCAAATTGCTTTAGCACTTCGCTCATTTTCATATGAGCTGGCTGCTGACTTTCCGTTTTCATCATCAAAATAGTCTTTAGGAAAAAAAGAATCAGGGTCTGTTTCAGCACAAAGTGGTACAGCGTCGGTGTTAAGTAGAAACCATGGAACTATTCCAGTACCTTCAGTCGGGTAGAGACCTGCCATTTAGATATGTACCTTTCAACCGCGACTTGAGTTGAACCCCGTTCCATTAAATGTAATAGAAGGAGCTCCAAATATACGTATAAGTCTACCATTGCAGGTCGGTTCAGCGCAAGTTGATCTGCTTGCTTCTTCTGACATTTCACGTATTTCTGTAAATCGGTGTTCAGGGTTTTCTGAACATTTATATTCATAAGTTGGCATAACTATATCTTACAAAAGAAATGCCACCCCGAAGGATGGCTTTTCTTACTTATTGGTTCCGCACTGGCAGTCGCCACAATTGCAATCCATGCTACCTCCTTAAAAATCCCAGTCGTCGTCCGTAGTAGATTCGTGCTTGCCCATCACATAGCTAGAACCAGAACCCGAGAAGAAGTCGTGGTTCTCGTCAGCGTTTGGAGAAAGTGCTGCAAGTATAGCAGGGTTAACGTCACAAACTTCTTTAGGGAACAGCGGATCGTAACCAAGATTCATTAAAGCTTTATTTGCGTTGTAGTGCAAAAACTTTTTTACATCCTCAGAAAGACCTTTGTCGTCATAGAGATCGTGGGTGTACTTACATTCATTTTCATAAAGCTCCATAAGCAAGTCGTAGGTATACTCCTTGAGCTCAGCTTGGCGCTCTGGAGTTTGCTCAGCAAGACCTAGCTGATACTTGTAGCCAATGTAGTAGCCGTGAACCGCTTCGTCGCGGATGATCAGTCTGATTAGGTCAGCTGTGTTTGTTAGCTTCGCTCTTGATGACCAATACATCGGCAGGTAGAAACCGGAGTAGAACAAGAAGGACTCCAACAGCGTGGAGGCAACCTTGCGCTTTAGTGGATCGTCACCGCGGTAATAGTTGAGAACAATCTCCGCCTTCTTTTGAAGGTAAGGATTCTCTTCTGACCAACGGAAAGCCTCATCGATGTCGGCTGTTGAGCAAAGAGTTGAGAACACACTCGAGTAGCTCTTGGCGTGGACCGACTCCATGAAAGCAATGTTGGTGATAACTGCCTCTTCGTGCTGAGTACGAGCGTCTGGCATGATACTCATAGAGCCTACGGTCCCCTGGATTGTGTCCAGCATGGTCAATCCAGTAAAGACACGCATAGTGAGCAGTTGCTCTTCACGACTTAGTGATCCCCAAGACTGGATGTCGTTAGAAATTGCAACCTTTTCTGGCAGCCAAAAATTAGCAGTCAAACGATTCCATACGTCTAGATCAATCTGATCTTCTACTTTGTTCCAGTTAATTGGTCTAGTAATCATGTTTTCTTTCTTATAGCATGCAGGATACGCACTCTTCAGCTTCAGTACCCTCTAGGGCAAGCTGACGAATACGAATGTAATAGATGGTCTTGATGCCCTTGCGCCAAGCGTAGATCTGGCTCTTGTTGACATCACGGGTGGTGGCAGTGTCCTTGAAAAACAGTGTCAATGACAGACCCTGATCAACGTGCTGGGTAGCAACGGCGTAGGTGTCGATGATCTTCTCAGGACCAATCTCGTAAGCATCCTCGAAGTATTCAAGGTTATCGTCTGCAAGGTATGGAGCCGGGTAGTAAACACGACCAAGCTTCCCTTCTTTACGAGTTTCAATCTTCGAAGCAATGGGGTGGATGGAGCTAGTTGAGTTGTTGATGTAGGAAATCGAACCAGTTGGTGGAACTGCCTGCAGGTTCTGGTTGTAGATACCGTGTTTCATAACACTTGCACGCAACTCATCCCAATCATCCTGAGTAGGAATTGTAATACCAGCTTCTCTAAAGAGGCTCTCTACTCTCTGAGTAGCCGGACCCCAAGGAGCGTGGATGTACTTGTCAAAAAACTCTCCAGTAGCGTACTTGGAATTTTCAAAATTATAGAAAGTTTCGCCTCGCTCAATAGCAATCTTGTTGGACGCTTTGAGGGCGTGAAATAAGACCGTGTAGAAATAGACGTTAGTAAAGTCTAAACCCTCCTCGGAGCCGTAGTGGATCTTTTCACGGCCGAGGTACCCGTGCAAGTTCATCTGACCTAGACCAATAGCGTGAGACCTTCTATTGCCCTCAGCAACGGACGGGACAGACTTAATGTCACTTAGGTCAGAAACAGCAGTTAAAGCCCGTATAGCGGCTTCTACAGTTTTGCCTAGGTCACCGCCATCCATAGCCTTAGCAATGTTTAGGGATCCTAGGTTGCAGTTAATGTCACGGCCGACGTGGTCGTAACTAGAGTCTTCATTAAAGGTAGAGGCTGTGTTTACCTGAAGGATCTCAGAGCAAAGGTTAGACATGTTGATGCGGCCTTGAACCGGGTTAGCATCATTTACATTGTCCTCGTACATGATGTACGGGTAGCCAGACTCGAACTGAAGCTCAGCGATGCGCTCGAATAGTTCACGAGCCTTGATCTTGGACTTCTTAATTCTCGGGTCATCAACCATTTCGTTGTACTTCTCTGTGACAGAGATGTCTCCAAATGGAATGCCGTAAACCTTCTCGACGTCGTATGGGCTAAAGAGGTACATATCATCACCTGATTTAGCAAGGTCAAGAGTCACGTTAGGAATAACTACACCAATTGACAAAGTCTTAATACGAATCTTCTCGTCAGCGTTCTCACGCTTGGTGTCCAGGAATCTCAGGATGTCTGGGTGGTGGGCGTTTAGGTAAACAGCTCCGGCACCCTGGCGAGCACCTAGCTGATTGGCGTAGCTAAACGCGTCTTCTAGCATCTTCATAACAGGGATGATTCCTGAAGACTGATTTTCAATTTTCTTAATAGGAGCACCAAGTTCACGAATATTGCTGAGATTTAGAGCAACACCGCCACCGCGCTTTGAAAGCTGAAGTGATGAGTTAATAGCTCGGGAGATTGACTCCATGTTGTCTTCGATGCGAAGTAGGAAACAGGAAACAAATTCGCCGCGCTGCTTCTTTCCGGCATTTAGAAACGTTGGAGTAGCTGGCTGGAATCTACCGGAGATAATCTCTTCAATAAGAGACATAACCATCTCTTTATTGCCAGTGCCTAGGGTAAGAGCGTTCATCACCACGCGGTCTTCAAAGCGCTCTAGATAACGATCACCGTCAAAAGTTTTGAGAGCGTATGAAGTGTAGAACTTGTAGGCACCCATAAATGCATCAAAGCGGTATCTAAAGGAGTAAGCGTATTTGAAGGCTTCTTTGACAAACTCGGGATCGTACTGATCTAAAACTTCTTTTTCGTAGTACTCGTTCTCAACTAGGTAGTCAAGTTTTTCTTCTAAAGAGTGGAAGAATACAGTGTTCTGATTTACGTGGTCTAGAAAGTAAGCACGAGCTGCTTCTTTGTCTTTGTGGAGCTGAAGTTTACCGTCAGCATCCCACAGGTTGATCATTGCATTTAATTCGTGGTAGCTGTATTTGTTGTCCACAGTAGCTCTAGCCTCTCTATAACTTCTATTACATCATCTGGTGTGCCAGTTATTTCTACACGATACAGCAAAGGCGCACCTGTCTTTGCTGCAACAGTCTCCGCTGCTCCGCAGTAGTGAGCACCAAAGTTTGTGTTGCCGGTTCCTACAATACCCTTAAGAAACTTCCTATTTTCCTCAATGTTGAGAAATTTAACTACAGGTCGAGGAACAGTCTTGCCTTCAGCTCCCCCTCCGTAAGAGGGAACAACTAAAACAAAGTCTCTGGTTACTACTAAAGGTTTTTTGTCATCCCACTTGATTGGAACTCTTATGGAGTTTATTCCAAGTTTTTCTACAAATCTTTTAGTGTTTTCAGACACGTTCGAAAAATAAACGATGTCAAACACGGTGCCTCAGTTAGTTAAGGCGTCTAGCTTATCTGGGCGGAATCCGCTCCAGTGGCTCTCTCCGGATACAACTACAGGGGCTGCCTGGTACCCAAGGCTCTTAACAAGATCCATTGCAATTTCGTCTTCGCTAAGGTCGACAGTTCTAAAGTCTACTTCTAATTTTGATAGGTACTTCTTTGTGCTCTCGCATTGAACGCAAGAAGGGAGGGTATACACAGTTACCATTTTTAGGTACCTTTCAAATTAGAGACGGAAAATCCTGACGTTTTTTATTGCTAAAAGCAAACGTCAGGACTGGTTGAGTATCCAGTATAGAACAAAAATTAACGAGTGATTTTTACTCTTCTGAAAAGAATAGTGCTTCAGAAATTTTTTTGCAAATCGGGCAAAGTGGAAACTTTTTAGGGTCTCTGGACGGGATAAAAAGTTTTCCGCATACGGCAAGAACTGGAGTCCCTAAAACATAGCCTTCAGTGACCGATACTTTTTCCGCGTAGTGGGCAAACCTACTTGCATCTTCTAGGTCAGAATCTAAGGTAGACAGGTCAATTAAAGTCTCACTCATATTGAAAGTATACCGCCCTTATTGGCAAAGCTCAGATGATGTAAAATAATAGAGACTGTACCTTTGCCGAAAGAGTCAATCAAATGAGCGCTCCTGCCGGTCTTTATAATATCGTGGCTGATCAAGGCTCCACCTTGTCACGCACTGTTTTATGGAGAGATCCTGCAAAAAAACCGATTCTTTTGGCGGGTTATACAGCCAGAATGAAAGTTAGATCGATCTCTGATAACTCCACAGTAATTCTTTCAATTACTACTGAAAACGGTGGAATATCTTTGGGTCAGACTAACGGTCATATCAATATATACGTTACGGATGAGGTCATGGCAACTATACCAGAAGGTAAGTATTTGTACGACCTAGAGTTAGTTGCCCCAACTAGCAGTCTTTACGTATACAAGATTTTACGTGGAAATTTTGTAGTTCGAGCAGAGGTGACTAGATAATGCCAAGCGACTCATCAAGCAACGTTACTTCAGGTAGAAACGCTAGACAGATAGTAGTTACCGCTCCTGGACCGCAGGGAGCATCAGGACTCTCCGGTGTTCAGACTAGCGAAGTAGTGGATCTAGTTTCATACGTACACAACCAAGGGGCTGTATCAGCTGCGTGGACAGTAAACCACAACCTAAACTTCTTTCCTAACGTCACCGTTTACGATAGCGCTGGCTCAATGGTAGAAGGCACAGTCAGTCACACCAATCAAGTAACACTAATTATTACTTTTTCAGCAGCAATCTCTGGAAAAGCTCATCTCTCATAAGAAAGAAGAACAATAACAATGGCTCGTCAATTTCTAACTGGGCTCAATCTTAATAAGAATGAGCTTTTAAATGCAAAGATTCAAAACCTATCCATCGCCCCAGCTAACCCGGTACCAGGTCAGATCTACTTTGATACTGACACCAAGCAACTAACTATCTGGGACAGCACCACATGGGTATCACTAGCGGCCGGTGGCAACGTTACAGAAGCAATTAATGCTGCTATCGACCTACTAGACACAGACGACATCGAGGAGGGCTCCAGTAATCTTTATTACACTACTGCACGCGCCAAGACCGATGCAGCTGCTCTTCTAACAGGCGCGACAAAGACCAACATCACAATTACAGGTGATGGAACTGGTCTTACCATTACAGCAGAAAACGGCGTTGGTGACTCAACCACTGATGACCTAGATGAAGGTACCACTAACAAGTACTTCACCGACACTCGTGCTCGCAATGCTATCTCTGCTGGAGACGGTATTGACTACGACAGCGCTACCGGAGTAATTTCAGCCGATCTAGGATCTGGCCTTGAGATTAGTGCCGGCGAGATTGTTGTTGACACAGATACAATTGCTACTCGCCTTTACGCAGACGATGCAGCATCTAGTGCAGTAACAACTCACAACAACCTATCTTCTGGCGTTCACGGCGTCGTTGGAGACGTTGTTGGTGACACTGACTCTCAGACACTGACCAACAAGACTCTAGGTTCAGGAACTGTACTAAGTGCAAACGTAGACGCAGACCAGAACAAGATTGTTGATCTTGCTGACCCAACAAGCGCACAAGACGCAGCTACTAAGAATTACGTTGACACCGAAATTGGTGACCACGCAGATGACACCAGCAGCGTTCACGGAGTTACTGGAAACGTAGTAGGAACCACTGACACTCAGACCCTAACCAACAAAACACTGGGCTCTGGTTCTGCTCTTAGCGCTGACCTAAGCGCTGGCACCTACAAAATTACCAACTTAGGAACTCCTGTTGATGCAAGCGATGCCGCAACCAAGGGCTACGTTGATTCAGTAGCTGAAGGTCTACACGTCCACGCTTCTGTAAAGGCAGCAACAACTGGAAACGTTAACCTAGGTTCCGGAGTTGCAGCTGTTGATGGCGTAACCATCAATAGCGGAGACCGAGTTCTTGTTAGGGCTCAGACAAACGCAGCTCAGAACGGTATCTACGTATCTAA